ATCTCGGCGCCGCGCCCGCCGCGCAGCCCGCACCCCCGGGGGTACCCGCGAGGTCTCCCGGTCACTCGCCCCGCTTGCTTTCCTGCTCGCGCACGATCTCCAGCAGTGTATCCCTCGAAATCTCACCGGCTTCTGCCATTTCATGATGAAGAGGGCACAGGGTTATGAGGTTGCGGTCATCCAGTGCCGTGTCCATGCCCTCCGCGAGTGGGCGGATATGATGCACGGATAAAGAATCGTAGTTGAGCGGTCTTGCATCGGCATCGGCACGGTTACGGATGCACACTTGGCAAAGGAAATTGTCGCGCTCACGTATGGCAAGACTCTTCTTGGTCCATGCCTGAGTGCGTCTGAAGTCTATGATATCTGACTCAGTCTGATAGCGTGCTCTGCGTTTGGCCTTGGCCTTGCGCAGTGCATCGCACTCCATGCGTGCGTCGTGGATCCGACCGCAGTACTTACATGATCGTAGCATTGTAATCACCAATCAAAAAGGACCTGCTACCATAGGTAACAAGTCCTTAATGCAAGAAGGAAACGAGTAATGAAAAAAACTCGCAAAGGCGTAATGATGTGCGTCCCGTACGCATCCGGTCAGAGCGGAGGATGTATCCCCCATCCGGTACACCGCAGTGTAATCATATCATAAACCAAAAGTCTTTGCTGGTCTTATTTCGTCTAAAAAAGTCTTATTTCGTCTTATTTAGTCTTATCTTTGCTGGCTTCAGCTTGGCTGGTGTAATGATCATGGTCAGCTTCTGGAGTGCAGTACCATGACACAGCTTAACATGTTGTGGACTGTACCCGAGGGTACTGGCGATATCATCCCACTCCCGCTTGCGCAGGGAGGGTGTAAACCGGAGGTAGCGCTCGGATAGCACGTTCCTCTCATTGGCTTCGTCCAGCTTCTCGATAGCCTCCTGGATTTCGGAGTAGCATACAGCCATTCTGTTTTTCGCTCTGAGTAGTCTGCTCAGTGCGTTATCCCTTGCGATGATAAGACCGGACAGATCGGATGTGCCACCACTACCAGACGGCATACCATCATAGTTGATAGCCCCCACTGACTCTTGGGTTTCCACCAGTTCGATATAATCAAGCTCCAACCTATGTACTTCGAGTTTCGCATCATGGTACCGCCATAACCACTGTTTACACAGCTGACTGAGTTCCCGCTGGGCCTCTGACTCGGCACTAATCATCCGCATGACTGGCACCTCTCTCCTGAGCCAAAAGAGTCTCATAGTCCGCTCTATCATACATCAGTACCTGGTCTCCGATATCTGCAGCGAGGACGCAGGCCAGGTACTTAACACGCTCCGGATCCACGTCATAGACTGCCTTAAGCTGCTCTCCGTACTCTATGCATGATGGGACAGCGACCAAATCAAGGTCATTTCTCAGCAAGCTCTTTATTTCCAGTGCTTTTCCCAGTCCCAGTTCTTTCAAGCGCCTCCCACCTTTCACAATAGTCAGAATCAGTAATCAGTCTCCCCAATCTATTACGCAGCAGATCCTCGTTATGCTGACACGTCCTGCACTGGCGTTGTGTTGGTATCTGCATCGGTCGCTGTCTCTTTTTGTACATCAGGCGCCTCCACAAAGAATTCCATGGCAAGATCGAGATCACGAACAGTAGCTGTATCGCAGGAAAAGGCATCAATACCAGTGTCAGCAGGTAGCTTTTTCAGGGCAACATCCACATCCCAGTTAAGCAGATCCGTAAAGTCTTTGATAAACTTGTCCCAGTTCTCCGACCCCTGTTTTACGGCTCCGGACTCATCAGCATACTTTGTGATAAGCGCGTCCCGTCTCTCAGAAAACATCTGCACATGTGGGCGCAGGATACGACGGTTTTCCGCGATTGTGCGAGCTGCGGGACCGGATAAAGACAGTAAATGCTCGGTTACATTGTATAAGTCTTGGATTACTGATAAGATCATAAAAAAGCCACCTCCTATAGGGCTTATTATACTGTAAACCCTTAGGAAGTGGCAATATTTCGGAACACTTTATCGCTTTTTAAGATCCCACCATGTCATGATAATCACCAGCAGTGCGACACCGATCCCAATAGCTCCAAGTGCCAGAATTGCTGTCAGTAAAAAGTCAATCATCGGTATTTTCCTCCAATTCGCAGTAATCCTCACATCCCGGCTCATACATCGGACACCAGTCATCAGGGCTTTTTGACCGTCCGTTATGCTTACATGTTCCGTCTTTGTTGCTTGCGCAGGTTTTACATGTCTCCATCTTTTTTCACCTCGTACGGTTCCGGTAGTGGCATCCACGCAATTGGCTGCATGAAATCAATAATACTGCCGCTTTCTGTATACCACGTTTTACTGAATTGGCTGCGCGTGGCAATAGTTACTCTTTGGTCATGTTTGGCGTTTGGAAACGGTTCTTTACTGTTGTATGGGAATATATCTGGGAAGCAGACCAACACAGTCCCGTCACTCTCTTCCGGAAGCCTTTCATCGCACGGAATCCAATCACTCATCCTCATCACTCTCCTTTGCTTTCAGAATGTACATCTCACCTTCTCTGCCAACAATCTCGTAGGACTCATACAGTTCCTTTACTGTGTAGCTATCGTCTATGAGCGCTTTGTATTCTGTTTCTGTTTGAGAATGATCTCTCGAATAAAGGGCAGACCAAATGCCGAAAACGACAAACACTATACGCCCAATAACGGCAGCAAAATTAGAATCAAAAATAGCTCCAGTCAATGCCAGGATCACGCCCATAATTGCAAATCCAGTCAGAATAATAAATATACCATGCAGATTTGTTGACTCACTCAGGATAGTCATTTACATCACCTTCCATCTTTGCCCCGCAGTTCGGGCAATACGGCGTTTTCGAAATCGAAAAAGCATTGCATTCGGAACACTTTACCCCGATTTCATAAAACCCATTTCGTTTGTTCCATCGCCCCGTCTTGCGCTTTGGCTTCTGGGGTGGCAGCTTTTCTGCATCCGCAAGAATTTCAATCGCCAGTCCTTCTGATAAACCGTCAAGCAATCCCCACGTTTTTATCGCATCAATTGCCGCCTGTCTGCTGATTAAATCACGTGCGTGCGTTTCCGTGCGTTCTTCCGTGCGTTTTTTTGGCTGTGCGGAAGGCAATGCATTAAGCCATACCTCAATGTCTGCGGTATCCCATATTTGTGATGGGTCTTTTCCGTGCAACTCATCAATGGCCTCCTGTCTGCTGATCAGATCTGAGTTGTTCGGAAATTCCGAACAGTTGACTTTTTCTCGCGATACCGCTAACTCTGCCAGCCATTCCGAAAGCTGACTATATTCAGCCGACTCATCCCTTAAATCCATGTAATCATTTCGCTCAATACTTGCTTTTCTTCTACACTCCTCTGCCAGACTATCATAATACTCGATTGCTTCATTCAGTGTCATTCATCTACCACCTCCAATCTTGCCCCGCAATCTGGGCAATAATTATATCCGTATACATCATCTTCACACAAATGAGACTCAAAACCACATACTGAGCATCTGCCGGTTATAGATGGATCGTCTACGGGTATCCAACGGCCTTTCTTATGTTCAGTAACAGCAGGAGCCTCTTCAATAATTTTCCTAGCTCCACCCGGAGGCCCTACGTGTTGCCGATCATACTCATCCAAGAGGTATTGCCTGCTCACCAGGTCCGATGCTCCCGACATTTGTGTCGGGGAGTTCTTCAAGGCTGTGATTGCCATTTTAATGGCTTCTTCGTACTCTTCCTTTGAGACGTTATACGGGCAAATATCACATCCTTCGGTTACTGGGCAATCGTCTGTTGAACATTTTTCTGTTTTGAACAAGATTTCAATTGCTTCCTGTGCTGTCAGCATTCTTCGTCCTCCTCCTGATCCGCAACATCCCCATCAATCACAGTAAACACCTTTCCGCACTTCGGACACCTCTGTGCATAGTCCTCGCGGATCCACTCAAGGTCTGTTGGAATCCTGCATCCGCAGTATGGGCAAATAACCGGGAAAGTCATTCCAGCACCTCATCAATCTTATCTTTGATGTATTCAAAGACCGCTTTTGCATCCTCAGGTGACAACTCGTTGATTATGTCATCCACCAGATCCTCGAATCTCATTTCAAGGTCAACTCTTGTCATTCCACCATCACCTCACCAATCTCCTGTACGGTTTCAAATGTGTAGCTATATGCCTTTTTCATTGGTGGTTCATAAGTAATGGGGCCGAGTTTAGCGGCTCTTTTTGTCCTTACCGGAACCGCTATACATCGATTAACTACTCCCTTCATAGTCACCCAACGAGGCGATCCATCGAAGTTGCATATATTTATCCTCAGTTCAGCATCGAAGATTTGATTACTTTCGATAACGGGATTCACTCGCTCACCTCTTCCGTTTCAATTTGCTCAACAGTAATCGGCGTTCCGTCTGCGTTAAGTGCTACCGTTATTCCAGCTCTTCTATACCCTTCAAATTGTAAATAAACTACTCCTGTGTCCTCCTTGAACCTGCTTTCATATATCATTTTCGACAGCTTATCCAGATTCTTCTTTGCGTGTGCATACATGGTATCAAATTCTGATAAATCCTTTGTGACACACATTCTGTTAATCTCGCCCACCAAAGTGTCCGAAAGAATAAGCATTGTTTTTCTTTCCTGTTCACTCATCTTTCTCCCTCCTGCTCCTCTGGCTTGTTTTGCTCGTACACACTCTTCAGGCTCTCAAGCATCTGACAGAGGACAATGTACTTCGATTTAGTCTCGATAAGCTCGTCATACAATCTGCGTTTAATCTTAACATACTCACTCATTCTTCCGCTCCTATGATCGTCGGTGCTTCGTTGATCGTTTCTACTACATACTCATTTGTGTTAACAGGATATTCCCAATCGGAATCATGTGGATATTGGCCTTTAAGTTCATCCGCATCTATCAGCCGTCCATAATCCAGTTTGGCATCTATTTCACCTTTCTTAAAATCCCGGCTGTTACCTTATACACAGTTCCAGCCCGTACACTTGCTGTGTATAGCTTCGGGCTATGCACACTTGCCATCATGCTGTCAGGTCATTTAACTGACTCTTTAGTCAGCACCGGGTGTAAATCAATTTTCGTCCTCTTCTTCGTTATCCCAAAGCCAGAACTCCACATCTTTGTACGAATCATCAATCCCTAATTCGTGACATTTGGCTCTTGTAGACGTTCCACCGCTGTGGCTCGTGTGCCAAAGAAATAGCCTGTTCACAATGTGGAAGTAGCTCATATGGAACGGCTGTTTCTCTTCTTCGTATTCCGGCCTATCGTGTCCGATATAATCCAGATACTCACGGAAGCCGTCCACCATCTCCTGTATCAGGGAGATGCACCCTTCCATGATTTGCTTTTCGCTGTGACTCTCAATGTGGTCACTCATCGTCCAATTCTCCCTCCCATGGTTTCGGGTAATAATCCCATGCGATTACCTCAAAGTAGTGTGGACCAATAGGGCATTGCAGATTGCCATGCTCGAAGAATCCGTAATATCCGCTTTCTGGCATTTTCATGTAGTACACCGGAGACAGCACAACTCTTTTCGGTCCTTCACAGTCTCGCTTAACGGTCACAATCATCGGGACGCCCAACGGCGGTTTTTCGTCACTTATTCGTTTCCAGTCAATCATGCTTCTCACTCCTTGCTTTATCCCAAATACCTGACCATATCCACGATGTTCACCCTGTTGTGCGTTTTTGAGCACCAGGAAATATCATGATCAGGGTCTCTATCAATTACTTCTTTGCGCCATTTGCATGTATAACAGCTGTTACACCGGAACCAGGCTATTAAGGTTGCTTTGTCGATATTGTTTAGCAATGGTTTACCTGTAACTGGTCTTGCTTCGTATGGTTCATAGCCTTCATAAGGGTCTATCATCTGCATCAACTCCAATCTCAATCATCCAATTCTTAAAATTGCCGGATTGACAGTTCCTTCACCCTTATATCCATACTGACTGTTATGCCATGCCCTCAGTTCTTCGCCATGCTCCCAAACCTGAGACAGGATGTTTACGGCGCACCCATACTGGAATCCTGTGATTCCTTCTATATCGGCATCGTGTGAGGTTTTCTCTGCCATATCCACGATGGACTCACCTGCTGCAATGCGCTTTTCCATCATGTCGGCATATCGGATCAAGTATTCATAGACTGCATTGCCGTAAGGGTCTTTGTTGGCATTACGCCCTTCCTGGAATTTATCTTTCATGTCTGGTTTAATTTTCATTCCATCACCTCAATCTTTCTCTTCGAATTCCTGACATATCGGGAAGAATCCTGCCGCCGTCATTTCTTCGTCACTAATTGTTACGGAATTCAATTTGCAGGTATCGTCATCGTCATCATGATTCCTACAAGAATCGCAATAGCACCAGACCATTTGCATCACCTCACATGCGGATTCGTTCTATTGTATTCATAATTCCGCAAATCATTTTTTAGTTTCTTTTCTTCTTCAAACATTCGTGTTCCAGTGTTCTTATCAATCACCGTCAGATTCCATGTCTTATATGCAATCATCGGTACATCAATCAGGAAGCCATCCATCCGCATTACCTCAAATCTATGTGCTGATTTACTGACCACTGAATATCAATACTGTTGGAATTCCTGGCAACAGCATCGCCATACTTTTCAAAGAATTCTGTCAGTTTTTCATTCAGATCAATCAGGATATCTTTCGGGTCGCCATGGCAGTAGATATCTACCCATATCGGCAAAAGGTAAGTTGTCTTTTCCTTCATCCGCATCACCTCAATCATCGCTAATCAGAACAAAACTAAATGCCTCTTCCGTTTCAGGAGAATACTCAATTTTCCTTACAGGATTTGTCCATTTCCCGTACTGGATATACACCTCCGGATCGTCCCCTTTTACATCCAGAGCATCCAATTTTTCAATCAGTTCAGATAAGCACATCTCATCACCTCAAATCTTAATCAGTTTCCCCAAGATAATCCAGTTCGCATTCTTCCTGTTCATGGTCGTTCAGTGGTCTACTATACACAAGAATGTCATGATACTTTCCGCTCGGATCGTCCTCACGTCTTACAAGCCCGTTCATCGGCTGACACGCAGGGGCGAAACCTCTTAATCTCATTCCGTACTTGTACATTCGCATCACCTCAAAATCTCAATCAATATAATCTCCATGTGGATTTGATCTACGGTTTCCGCTTCCGTCCCACGTATGAGGGCAATACTTTATTGTATGTCTATTACTTCCGCAGTATGAGCAATATAAGGACTGTCTGTTTGCATATCCACCCCATGTTTTAGGGCAGTATTTTGTATCGTGCTCTCTGCTTCCACAATATGTACAGTATTTCATTCCGCAATCACCCGATTTTCGAACTTCTTGTAAGCGTCCAGATACCACTCTTCCTTGTCGCCGTTGTAGGTCAGCTCGTAGTACATGCCATCATTAAGGGTACTGCTGATAAGGTATTTCCAATTCTGTAATGCCTTGCATTTCCATACAATGTAGACATCGAAAAATGGAAGTGTATCGGATTTATCCAAGTGTTCCGATATATAGTTTTCAACGATTTTTATTGCTTTTTCATCCATATCATACCCTCAAATTCTATTCAGTCCCTGTATCATCCTCGTAATACTGTCGACACTTTCCAGAACTTCCATGTATCCATCATCAGTACCAGCATAGTCAACAACTGTTGTATCCTTGCCAAAATACTTGTACACCGCTTTTATCTGTGAGACGTTTACTAAAACAGGGTCCCCGTTTGTTGCCATAGTCAAACGCAAGAATAATATATTAGCCATTTTGTCGACCTCCAAATTGTTCAATAACCACAGAGTGTTTTCGGTGGGCAATGCCTCTCGACTATCTCAGTAGTCATCTTCGTGTCCTATCTTCCACTCTGTCAGCAGATCATAAGCAATCCCCAACTGTCTCCACACTTCCGCAGCCTGTTCCGGTGGAATCTCTTTGAACCTGTTCCCGACAAGCTTCAGTTCCCAACAGGGTTCGTGGTCGTTCCACCAGAAATAGCCTATGGAGTAGTTATAGCCGTCCTCTATCTTCAGCACATCAATCGTTACATTTTCCTCATCCGGGTGAAACCGGACAAGGTGTTTCGGGCAGGCCTTCAGGCAAATGCAACCTTCCTGCCAGTAGAATTCGAGTTTATCATTCACACTCATTTTCCACCTCATCCAACTTTCCATAAGTCCGGTACTTATCCAGTGTCGTTTTTAATGCCCATTCGACAGGGTCTTTGATAAAGCCCAGGTCGCAGGCATCATCATAGTTTTCCATTAAGTCCTTGACTGTTTCCTCAATGCTCATTGTCTTCCACCTCGCTATCCAGCCATTCCAGAAAATCCACTTTGTCGATTACTGATCCGTCCAGCGTTTCGGCGATCTGTTCGTTGTTCATTTGCCGGAGCCTGTCGCCGTTCTGCATCGGTTGCCAGAACGGATGCTTCCGGTTCAACATGCATTTCTGCTCTACACAGGGAGTATCCCCTGTTTTGTCTCCAAAGTGACAATTTACACAGTCCCTTTTCATCACTTCTCCTACTCTTGTCTTACACACCGGACAGTAATTCAGTCCAATCGCAATCAAATGATTACAATTCTGACACCGTCTGTATGGCAACTTATGCCCATTCCTGTCGATGTGTAACTCGATCCCTGGTTCTACCATTCGATCGTCACCGCTCCTTCCGTCAGCTCATCCAAGGACACCTTGAAAACTTTTGAAATCAGACATAATGTCTGAAGTCCCGGGACCGTACGCCCGCTTGTCCATCGGTATACCACTGACCGCTGTACGCCGATCCTTGATGCGAACTGTGCCATGTTCAGACCATACGACGCAGCCACGCCGTTTATGTTCCTGCCGACGATCTTTGCGTCTATCTCTACCTCCGGCAAAGCCCTCACGCTCCTTCCTCGCCGTCGTGTCCTCCTTCGTTCAACACACATTTCCAGCAGGTCTCTTGCAGCTCATCCTGATCCATCACGTATTGGTAATGGCAGTGATCACACAGCTGCTCAGCCTGTTCCTCCGTCAGTGTTATCATGTTTTCTCCTTCTCCTTTTACCTGTGACTGCTGCTGTGGCTTTCCTCTGGTTGACCATGTTCTTCTCATAGCATACCGGACAGAACATCTTGCCCTCCAACCTCTCAGCCCCGCACCAGATGCAAAGGCCCTGTTCGCGGTAATGATTCTTGAGTGAGTCATATCGTTTCAAAGCCTTTGCGTAGTGCACCGCACACAGTCGCCCATGTACGGCAGGGCGTGAGCAATTCGTGCAAAGCCCTTTCGCCTTGTGATCCCAGTAGCGCTTAACGCTATAGTCCGGGTTCTTTTCCCGTGTCTTCTTTCCGGCGATTCGTTTTCTTTCCCGGCAGAAATCACAGGTTTTGTGGTAGCCGTCTGTGTAGCGCTTTCCGCAGCTGGTACAGATGCAGTATTCCTCAAGAGGGGATTTCATAATGCAAGCTCCATCTGGTTATCTTCGGGCAAGACAAGCATTTCCTCTTTTTCTTTTGTCCATTTATACCCTCCGCAACGATAACCTTTTTTCAGTGCGACATTAATTGCAGCGGTAGACACCCCAGTAGCCTTTGCGGCAGCTTTAATTGAAGAATATACTTTGCCTGTGTCAATGCATCTAACAGGAACAGAATTCCCTTTTTGCCCCAAAACACGTACTCTGTGGCGTAAATTTTCTGATCGATCACACCATTCAAGGTTCCATACTGTATTATTATTTTTGTTCCCGTCTTTGTGGTTTACCTCTTTGAGATTCTGAGGATTATCGATAAAAGCCATTGCAACCATTCTGTGGATTGTCATTTCACGCCTTCTACTGTTTGCTGACAAATTTGCAATCACGTAGCCGCCATTTTGTCTTGATTGCGCTATGATTCTTCCTCTTAATTGTTTTGATACTTTTTTCCCATTCCAAGTAACTGTTTGTGTTCGATCTATGGACTTAACTCTCCCGTAATTAGATACTTGATAAAATCCCTCAAAACCAATTACATCTTTCCATGTTTCCTGTATTTCCGCTGCTCCCATTTCAGCTTATATCCTCCAAAAACTCCTCGACGCTGATCGGACAATCCGCAAAATCCTCGCCCTCTGCACCGACAGCAATTATGGTTCCAACGAATCCGGAGCCATAGCAGGCGCAGTTATACGGGAGATGGAGTAGATGCCCCTCCTCGTTGCAGATGATGCCGAAGTCGGCACGCACGGCATAGTATTCGATTCTTCCACCGACAAGCTCCTGCAGCGTCTTCAAATCGTTCCGGATCGTGACCTCTCTGGGAGCCTTGCCCGGCTCTTTTATGATTACTCTGATCATTCTCTCACCCTCTCCATGATTACAGTGCGATTTAATCGATATACCTTGACCGGCAGCTCCTTGCGTCGTGCACACATTTTGATACCGTATACATACTGGTTACAGTCCCGTTCTGTATCTGTTTTTATCTGCGCTGCAAGCTTGCCGGATTCCAGAAAGTCCCGGATTACCTTTTCCCAAAAGCCAAATGGACGGTTTTTTCTGGGCGGTACCTCATCCATGTACTCTATGACTATTTTGTTTCCCATTTGTACCTCACCTCATCTAACAGAACTGCTACTACCATGCCTGTTACCAGCAGACCAATGATCTCAAAAAGCTTTTTCATATGCCCGTACTCCCAAAGCCTCCTCTGTCATCGTTGCCAAGTGACTCGACTTCTATCAGGTCAAATTCGGGCTGATTCCGCTGTATACGGAACTGCGCTATCCTGTCGCCCTTGTGGATCTGCGCAGGCCGGACAGCGTACGCAGGGAACTGCCAGACGTCATTGTCACCTTTGTATGCATTGTCTATAATTCCGATGCCGTTTGCGCAGATGATTCCGTACCTCATCGGCGTGGAGCTTCTGGCGGCTACGATTGCTTCATAACCTTCTGGCAGTTCCATGCTTACACCCAAACTGATGTACTCCATTTCTCCAGCGTCAAGCCAAACATCCTCAGCTGCCCTCAAATCGATCCAATCACCCTGTTCAATCCTGACAACTTTGCAGCCATCACCCTGGTATCTGATTTTGACTTCCATCTCTTTCTTAATCACACTCCTTTCTACTCACGCTTTAAGCCTCATTTAGCCGTTTTAAATCATTACCCCTATCAACTCTACCCTTGATGGGTTAGAGTTTATGATTCCTGATACCGGAGTCTATAAAATCAACTCAAAAATCAATCCTGTGATGCTTTCGTCTCTCTCATCTTCCGCAATCTTTCGGCGGCTGCCTCCCTCTGTTCATCTGTCATGGTCCTGCTGACCTTCTTTGACCGGAAGCTGATAAACTCTTTCGGACAGTAATATGTTTTCGAGACCACATCACCCTCGCACTTCTCCACCTTGTCACAGATCCAGTCCTCACTGCTGCTTACCAGCTTGTCGAACTTGTTCATATATTGGTAGTCGCTCGTGTAGACCTTTGCTCGATCATCACCGGGTTCAAGGTATATCCATGTCTCTCTTTCTTCCATCGGCGTTCTCACACCAATTCCTCCTTTCTCCTTTTCCTGCTCCTTGTCTGATACACTCCCATCTCCCTGCACTGATCAGGCTTGCATGGACGCCTCCGTCCGGTATCCAACAGGTAGTTACAACAGGAGTAGTAAGTACTGCCGAGGTTTGCCAAGTGGATGCATCCTTTGCAATTCTGTCCCATCATCCCCTCCTATAGTGCAGACAGCTGTTGCAGTCCATCTCACTGTCCGTCACAAGCCAGCCTCTGATCATCGCCGCATGCGGACAGGTGGGATAGACATAGACCATGTTCCCCATACCCCGCCCGATTGCGTGTAGGCAACTAGCGCTTTTTTCTGCGCCGCTTCTTGGTCTGTGGTTTTGGCTGAGGGGACTGCGGCTGCTTTGGCTGTTCCTCTTTCTTTTTCTGCTCAAGCTCTGCCTCCCTCTCCTGATCCCAGATGACGCCGAGCAAAAAGTCATACAGCTGTATCTGCTGATAGCTCCCGGTGTAGGTAAAACACACCTCATCCGTTTTTGAGTCACACAGCGACATGGCATCTGTCCCGTCTTCACAGGGCTTTTCATAAAACTTTGCTACCCTCAGCGCGACTTTCCATGCTGCCGGATCCAGCCACGGCGGCTCCCCTGTGTACTCCATGACATCCTGCGTGGTCGGATGCGCGTACCGGATACCCAAATTCTCCTGATTCACTTCAGTGACTTCCGGCTCCAGTCCCAGCCTGTCTTTGATCTCGTTTATCAGATCCAACCAACACAGCCACCCGTTTGACAGGTATGCCGTCAGCTTGTCAAAGCCGTCCATTGCTCTCAGTATTCTGACCTTGCCGAAACCAAACTCATCATGGAGGATAGCGATAAAAGCAATGCGAAGTGTCTGTATCGTCAGCTCCTTCATTTCCTCCGCGACCTGATCCAGCTCCTTGTGCGTCAGTCCGGATTGTACGCCGGTGATATTCCGGAACTTGATTTCATCCTCCAGCGCCTGAGGACCTCCTTCCCTCACGAGCTTGACGGCTAACTTCATGCCATCGTCACGGCCTCGCTGGTAGTCTCGTAGGTTACTCACATTCCTCCCTCTCCTTTTGTGTATTTCTTTTTCAGTCTGGCATATAAGTTGTCGAGCTGGCGGCCCGGCTTCAGAGTGATCCCATCAGGGACGGTTCTCATGAATCTCTGTTCTGTCTCATAAACACAAACCAATAACAGCTCATCCATGTATTCACTCTTGTGTTTCTTTGACAATCTATCAGCTGCCTCCATGATCCCGTTCCAGTATTCGTCTGTATCCTCAGGCCAGTAATAGTCTTTCCGGAACTTCCAAAAGTCGTTCATCATTTCGCTTTCTTTTGGAATCTCGGAACCTTCTGCCCGTCCCATATCAGCCCAGGCTTGCAGAAGCTTTTTCGAGCGGTTTCATAAAGGCTTTCACGTCAGGCGATGTCTTTATGTACTTTGGCCTGATCTCTTGCATAAAGAAAATGTTCTCAATCTTCTTGCCACGGGAGAGAGCTGTATAGAACTGACCATCATCCCATGCATACGGATCCAGGTTGATCTTGTTGAAAGTCTTACCCTGGGATTTGTGAATCGTAATAGCATAGGCGACTCTGACAGGGAGCTGTGTGAAGCTTCCAACGGTCTCATGGACAATGGTAGATTCTTCGACATCTTTCAGAACCTCATGCATGATCACGTTGCCGTTTTCGTCAGTGGCGGGAGCGCCATCTTTCAGGACCGCCTCTTTGACCATCTTCTTGACCTTTTTGGTCTTAACAACAGGCCTCGTGATCTCTTTAATGATCCTTCCTACGGTGATCAGCTTTCCATCCTCCGTAAGCACATCAATAGACTCATTCCTCATCCTGTTGACAATGCCTATTGTCCCATTGACATATCCGCCATCAGGATCATTGACAGTCAACATAACCTTGCAGCCATCTTTTAATGTGATCTCATCCTCTGCGAACTTCTCATTGCTGTTGATGTCACCTGTGACAGCTGCGCTATATGTTTTCTCGCTGGTACTGGTAAGATCAGCAAGCTTCCGGTCATTGATCTCTTTGCACTTTTTGTTTGTCGGAACCAGCGTGACTGCATCATCTCCGGTCATCGGAAAGCTACTCGAATTCCTCATCAGGAAATCAATGCACATGTTTTTACTGTTGCGGTCATCTCTCCGGATCTCCGACAAGATGCTCTTGAAAGCTTTGTCATCCTGTCTGACGATCTCGGTCAGCACAACACCGGTCAATCCTAAAAGCTCCCAGTATGTTGACTTGAATGCATATCCTTTCCCGTAGTCATACTTATATGTCTGTGACAGCTCCATTGCATCGTCCGGAGTGATCACGGGCGGAAGCTGGTAGAAGTCACCGAGGACAATCAGCTGGATATCTTTCTCTTTCAGATCCTCATCAAAGCTGACGCCGAGGTCCCTGTTAAACAGGTCTCTTTTCCTGGCATCATTTTCAAATGCAATCCTCCGGGCGACATACTCAAACAGATCAAACCTGCACATGCTGATCTCATCAATGATGATAATGTCCGCAGCCTTCAGGACCTGATTCCTTTCAGTCAGCGCACGGTTGTTTTTCTGGACTCCAATACCAGCGCCGAAGCATCTGTGGATTGTCTCACCATGAAGATTGTCGGCAGCTGTCCCGGTTGGAGCCGTGACAAGGATGTTGTCGCCCCGATCCGCTGCGGCCTGGATGAAAAACTTGACCACTTCGCTCTTGCCGGTTCCGGCCTCGCCCGTCAAAAAGACATTCTCACCGCTCATCATCAGGTCGAGAGCATATTTCTGTTTTGCTGTCAGTTGCGAGATGTTAATATTTGCCATAAAGCTCTCCTTTTTACTTTCCATAATATTCAGAATTGTTTACTGGTTACCCACAATTCAATTTGGTTACCCGCTGGTTACCCAAAAAAATCCCGTATTTTCAGTGTGGTTACCCGGTTACCCGGTTACCCACGTTTTTCCCTTTATAGAACAAAAAATATATATGATTTTTTTATTCATTTTTTTTACTCTATATATATGCATTTCTCCGGGTAACCCGGTAACCGGGTAACCGGAATTAAGAATTCCCTGTTTTCAGTACTTTGAGGCCTCTATCTGGTTACCCGGGCATGGGTAACCGGACGAAAAAATGGGTAACCGGCCTGTTTTTCAGTCAAATTTGTGCTTTTCTGCAAGGTATTCATCCAGGTCCGGCACGATCAGGACCGAGATAAAACGCTCCTGCGACTCATTTTTCAAAGCCCGTCCCTGTGAATCTTTTTTCCAGCGCTGGAATACATCCCGGCTGTTCGCCCGGAGCAGTCCCTCTCTTTTTGCCCAGGATGTAAACGCTCTTCTGGTAAAACCGCCATCTTCGACAATCTTTCCGAATTTGTGAACTGAGAAATTGATGTATTTCTCTCTGTCAATGGGCTGTATGCCTTTTGATTCCGCTTCACGCTGCGAGATTCCGTCTGGATAAACAGCTACATATTCGTATTCACCCCATTGCTCAATGGTGTCGTACTGCATTTCAAAGTGTTGACCATTCTCATAAAGGATTTCCATCAGGTACTGATAACACCTTGAGCCTTCCGAGACCATTTGCCGATCCGTCAGGAACATCCGTATGTCATCCGGCTTCAGAGCCTTCCCGTCTTTAAAAATAAAATCAGTCGCCAGCTCATCTGCCAGAAGTATCGACGCCATCGCAAGGACCTGTTTCTGCATGCTGTTCGGAGTCGTCAGCAATTCGCAATACTTCTCGTGTCTTTTCCTGATTACTGACAGGTTCTCGATATTTTTTATTTCGTTTACAAAGATTTTTCCAGCGAACCCGTAATTTTCGCGGACAAGCTCAGCTGTATCCGACGGAGAATCAAACAGTCTTTCCCCTGACAGGCCGATCTCAATGATTCGGTTAATTGCTCCGCCCTGTTCAACGAAACTGTTCAGCGGACGCTCACCATTGACGATCACTGTGTTTTTCCATGTCCGTACTCGCTCAGATCCGAGCTCTTTGTTCGACCGCTTCTTACCGCTGCCGGATGCCAGATTGTAAATTACCTGTTCAAGATTCTCCTTGATGTTCTTTTTCATTTTTGCCGTATCGTCCAGGATCAGCGGCAGATTGTTCAGAACATCACAGCGCGCTTCCAGTTCTGCATCCGTTGTCATGAAATCACCGATGTATTGCCCCTCATCCGGACAGGCCCACACTGATGCAGCCACCATGAGCATCACGGTCTTTCCTGCTTCCGTCGCTCCCCAGAAGTCTACGATCACGGAGGCGATCCCCAGGAATTTAACCAGCACGCTTGAAAAAGATGCCGCCAGTGCTATCCGTGGTTCGATATAAGGAGCTGACCGGATAGCCTTCATATGGTCGAGCCATTTATCATAGTCCCCATGTGTACATATCGCCTTTGTTATCTGTGGAAACTTCATGCCGGCGTCAAACGTTATGCCGGTGTCAAACGGCAAGAACACCTTGTTCGAGTGCCATCCAAGTTTTGACGATGACTGGAACAATCGTATTTTGTCATCGTTGTAGTTTTCCACATCGGCCAGGTATTTCACGAGCAGCTTTGCATTTTCTGATGTGACAGCAACCCCATACTTTGACAGATTGGTGATAGATCTGGAATTCGCAACCATGTCTTTCGGAACCGTCAGCTCATTCCAGATTGCGGTCCCGCCGCTGCTGCGTTTGTACGCCAGAACAATTTGTTCCTCTCCGCTTTCAAGATTGCTCATTCGTCTGACCGGAATGATTGGATGATAACAAGCTCGTTGTTCAGCCCTGCTGGATTCCATTGACATGATCCCGTCATCTGTTGCGAGCCAATGACCGCAATACAGATCCGGATAACTTATGCCGTTATAGTCTGCCGAGAATCTTGTCACGTTGTCGCCGCGACTGCCTTCAGCTCTATCCTGCGTTTGCTTGGCCTTTATATTTCGTTCCACAACAGCAAGTTGCTGACTGACATGTCCTTTGATCTTTAACGCCTTTGCTCTTTCGAGTAATTGAAATTTTATTTCGCCTCTTGTAATTGAATTCTGGTAAGCCGGGTTTTTACTTAACTCTTCGTAAAACCCGGCAGACGTGAGCTGTTCCGCCGATAAGTCATCAATTTTCTGATCCAACCTCTACCACCTCCTCTCTTAACTGATCGTAATGTATAAGGGCATCTGCATAGCCTTCAAGGCAATCAAACCAATCATCTGATAGTGGTTTGTACGCTTTCATAAGCTCTCTGAATCCGTCCATCTCATCGCCATATTGCAAGATGTCCTTTTTTATTTTCTTTATGCGTTCCAGCTCTCGTTGTCGTTTTCTCTCAGCAATAACAAGATCACGCGCGCGGTGCCTTGCCTCGTTTTTATTTTCTGCTTTGTCGTAATGCCCGCCCAGAGAAACAAAGGCATCCTTGAAGGACAGCCCATCCATTTTCATAACAAAGGTGAAGATATCGCCAGTCTCTCCGCATCCGTAACAGTAGTAGTTGTCTCTGTAGATCTTCATCGATCCGGTCTTTTCTCTGTGGAACGGACACTTTATAAATCCCGCCCGGTTAGGCTGCAGGCCATACCGGCGCAGGATGTCAATCATTGAATACTGGCGCTTTATCTCTTCCTTTGTCATTGTATTTCCACGCAGTCAAAAGAATTTATTGATGGAACATCCCACCATCCGGAGCTTTCCTCGTAGATCTGCCAGCGGATATTGTTGGCTGCCTTCTCAGGTGATACAGCCGTTGTCTCTCCGTAGAGCATCCCGTCGATATACACCAGATACTTTTTGTATTTATTTGCCTTCGGCCATACATCGTCATATCCCTTCGGCTTTTCCATTGCTTAGAATCTCCATTATCTTTCGCCCGGTCTGATCCTTTGTGCAGAATCGGAACTGAGCGCCGTATCTGTCGCGGATCGTGCACAGGCTTTTGTATAGCTGTTTTCCGTCCACAGCTTTCGGTGAAATGAAATACTTTTCCCTCTGACCGGTCTGTCTATTGATTCGCCATCGGATCTCATGCTTCCTTGGATTCTGCCAGAAGTAAACATCCTCGAGTTCCACGACATCCGGACCATGTTCAACCAGGAAAACGATTTGAATCCCGGCCTCGGCAGCTCTGAGCAATTCCCTTTTGAATCGCTCATGCTGCTGGCAGACATTTCCGCAAAGCTCCTGTAGATCCTTTTTCCGATCTACCACAAGCCTTGCATTGTCCAGGGACATATAATCACCGACGTAAAGCTTGCTGCGAAAGTATTGAATCCCTATCTCATCAAACTGTTTCTGTATTCTTTTCCATTCGTTCGCGTGTTCCCTGGTGTCCACATTGATTGTCAATCAAGATCACCACCATTAATTAAACGGAAGCTCTTCCTGATCGAGGTTATCCGGAATGTTCATGAATCCGTTTGCATCCGCCGGAGCTGTTGTCAGGCCGCCAGACTCACGCCATGACTTATGTTCAGGCGTCTCTGTCGGATCCGGAATCCTGGCATCCGCGACCTTGTCAGTAGAACAAAACCATCTGAGTTTGTGCTGTTTGCTCTCTTTGATAACCTGCTGCCCCTTCTCTTCTTTCTGATACACGCTGAGCTCTTCGCCAAACACGCCGCCGACGAGCTTGTTTTTAAAGCACGCCGCGAATCCGGGGCCCCACTGGATAACAAAACCAGGGTTCGATTTCTCTACAGCGGTGGTAAATCCTTTGAAGCTTTTGGAGCAATTCCCGTTTGCATCCTCTGTCGTGACGTAGGAAACACCGGCAGAAGGCCATTTCTTGTCTGGCCTGATGTCGTTCCTGAATGCTGTCAGGAAATAATTCGCCTGCTTGTCGTTCTGCGCCATGTCGAAGCTGACAATGATCATTGGCTTCCCTTTTTTCGATGTAGATTCCTCGACCTGTTTGATCACAAGGTAGTGGCCGCCCAGCTCGATCGGCGTAAACTCTCCTGCAGCCTGTGTCTGTGCATAGTTTTTCGGCATTTCCATAAATTATTTTTCCTCCTCTTTCTGTTCTGTAGCTTCTTCATCCATCTCGTAGTATTCGCGGATCTTTTTGTCCACGTATGCCAGATCGTTATCAATGGTTAAACTATCAAACATATCCTCAGGACTCTTTGACACAGCCCCGTTCATACTCTGAGTGACAAACAGGTGCTTGTTCCCCTCGATGATGCACCGGAGGCAAATCGTAAACATGCCCTCCAGGCACACCTTTTCATCCAGCATCTTTCCGATTGTCTTCGGCTTAATGTTTCCGAAGTCGTCCGGATCGCTCTCGTGCATGATGATGTATACAATTTTGTCTTTCTGGACTTTGTTTGTAATGAACTGGACAAGGTTCCAAAAGTGGTCTCCTATGTCGTTGTAGAAATTGAAGATATCATTCCCCTTTCCTTTAGACGAATGACCCGTCATGAACATGTTGGTTATCAGATACCCGGCGTCATCAATTACAATCGACTTTGCCTTTGAAGCTATCAGGCACTTCATAACAGTCTGATAGTCATCAGTCTTCCAGCCGTTGATCTTCCCCTTGAAGGGGAACGGCTTATCAATTACTCTGATGACATTCCAGTCATCGTTCTGGCAGTTCTTCAGGCTTCTGCTTTTTCCGCTGCCTGACTTTCCAATAATTAAAACTGGGATTGCGATAAGTCATCACTCCTTTTCTTGTGGTCTATCAAATACGATTATGTCCTTACACTGCAGGATGATTTCTGATATCACCATCTTTACTGACAGGCTGCTTTCGTTTACGATCTCCATCAGTGCGTCATAAGCTTGTGGCGTAAGTCTGACAACCGGCTGCTGCCCAGGCTTGAGCTTTTCCATCTGCCTGCCTGGAATGTGAATCTTTTTATCTGACATTCAGACGCACGCCCCTCTCTTCCAGATGTGCCCACTCAATGTCACCGTCACCGGCCTCAAGTGCTTTTCTGATAAGATTGTTATCAGGTTCCAGCTTGCAGAACGCCGCAGGAACATCACCTGTGATCTTGAGCGGAGCCAGGCCACCATTCTTTACAATGGAGAGCTTAAAATGTTCGGTTTCAAGCTTCTTTTTGTTCATGATCTGCATGGTGTTCAGAAGTGAATCCTTCATCCGTTTGATGTTGTTCTTAAGGGCTGCTTTTCTCTCAGAAATTCGCTTTTCTTCTTTCTCGAATTTATCTGCCTGCGCCTCAAGTTCCTTCATGACAATGACATAACCTTCTGCCTTCTCTTCGATCTCTCCTGTCAGCCCTTCTAATGTGTCGGAAAATATTTCCGGATCTGTTTCCGGGTCCTGCGCAAGCTCTAAAAGGGCTGCATACTCTTCATTCAATTCATACAGTGTCATTTCTTTTCCTCCAACAAACACAGTGTTTCAACATACTCCTTTGCGTCCTTCAGCGAGTGAAACTCCTTCAGTTCCTCCTTGCCCCTCATTGCAAAGTAACTCGTGTACCACCAGCCGCCCGGCTTTCCGTTCATGTGAGGTATCAGCTTCTTCCTGCTTTCCACTGAGTAATCAGTTTCCGCCAAATCATAAAAGACTGTCGTTGCCTCACCGACCGCGGCGCGGCCCGTCCGAATCCATTTCTTATCCATGCAGACCACCTCCGCCCTCTTCCAGGATGCTGTTAAGCTTCATGGCTTCTGCAATCTTTCCGGATCCGCCGATGCTCATCCTCGCGTTTTCCGCTACCAGCCTGCCGAACTTCTCATGCTCTTTGTTTTCCTTCCACTCTAACAGTGTTTCCACTGTCAGAAGCTTGGCATCGAGAATGTTACAAACGATCTTGATTTTTTCGATGCTCTCATCCTGTTTTAGCATCGCACCAGCTGCACAGTTTAGCGCCATGGCTTCCCGTACATGGATCAAAACATCATTGCTTTTTATTTCCATTCGTCCTCCTTTGTGATATAATCAACCTATGAGTTATTTGGACAGCCCGTTTGATACCTCCTGCATGATGTTGTTCGGTTGCGCATTTTCATCTTTCTGTGCTGTCCTGTCCAACTCTCCAAAACTTTCCCAGGAAGCTCCCGGTCAGATACGCCGGGGGCTTTTTAATGTTGTGATCAGGATGTATGTCACCCATGCGATCAGGAGCGCCATGAACATCCTCTGGATGCCGTTCAGGTAAAAGACTGGCTCTCGCAGCCAGCCCGCTACTCCAAAGCCAATTACAATGCTTTCAAGCGCCTTCGTCTTCATTTTCGTCTTCCCTCCGTCCGATCACAGGTGCCAACCAATTTTTAAACGGCTTCTGTGATGCCTGAACCACAATTTCCTCTTGCAGCAGATGCGCGGTCAGCTCCTGTTCTTTTTTAAGCCTCTCCCGAAGTGCCACCGTTTCGCCCTTCATGTCGGTCAGCCGCTTCCGGATCCGCTCAATCTTTTCCTGCTGGCGGCAGATTACATATGTCTCGTACAGGATGATCACCGCCAAAATAAAGTAAATCATTCCGATTCCTTAACCCCTCTGATTTTCTTCAGCTCTTCCCCGTTCAGCTTCAACAGTGCATCCATGTACTTTTCCAAAAGCAGTTTGAACCGGTACGCATCGGAGTGTGGGGACATGCCGGACAATGACCGATCCGCATTATCTATCAGCACTTTGCCAACATCTTTTGACACTTCGATTTCCCATACATCTTTCCGGACCACCGGACTGTTTGCGTCAGTTGCTGCGACTGTTACATCAATTGTTACTTTTTCCATATTCCTCCCCTAGTAATCGCGCGGCTTGCGCCGGATCATAATCAGGCACAAACTTTGAAAGGTTCTTGTCTATGAGTTTCGCTCTGTAATACAGATAATCGAAAAAACAAAGTGTGCTATACCGCACTGTTTCCAGATTCAAATACAATGCCGCATGCTTATATCGCGGGCTGGCCTCCATCTCCTTAAGATATCGTCTCGTGGTATTTGGTGACATTCCCGCGATTGTTTTGCCTAACTCAGTAATTGTTAAGTACCTGGGAATGTTCATGCCGACATCTCCGACAGGATGCCCTTAACCAATTTGGAAACGTCAATCAGGTCTTTGTATTTTCGGAGGTATGCCTTAAATTCCGATGCGGCATTTTTTAAAACCTGATATTTCATTTCATCATCAGATAGTGCTATTTCAAGGGGCTGATAGCTTGCTTTTTCATTTCTTGCTGTGATGTTGACAAATCCCCTTGTTGGATTAATTGGCTGGTTGTCAGAAAGTGAAATGATCATAAGGTTGCTCATGACTTGTTTTGACTGATGCAGGCGGTATTTGTTTGCAGCCTTTGCATCATCCCATTCGTAACAGGGATGCAACACCGCATCCTCAGGCCTTGCATCATCAACAAGCATCTGCGCGGTTACTTCTCCGTGCTGGTTGCGAAGATCCTCAATGTGTTCACCGGCATCCTGTGCGGATACTTTTGGATAGATTGGTTGTCGCCATTGATAAACCATAGGCTTTCCTCCTTGTGGAAATATTTGGTATTTGCCATACCTGCCACGCCGCGCCCCAACGCGCCTCACCAGAGCTGGCCTCACCATGCCTCACACCACCCAGCCTGCCATACCATGTCTCACCCCAGCTCACCGAACCATGCCTTACCGGGACTCACCATAACGAAACTCGCCTGCCCTGCCACAACTAAGCTTGCCGAACACAGCCGTACCTGAACCGAACGAACCATTCCCCGCCAAGCCTGCCATGCCAAGCCTGGCCGCACCAAAACACACCTTCCTCACCCTGCCCCGCCATACCTGCCACGCCGCGCCGCACCATGCCATAACTAGCCATAACTAGCCATTACTAGCCATACCCTGCCTGCCGCACATTGCCGCACCAGGCCTTGGCACACCAAGCCTCGCCCCACCCCACCTATCCTTGCCTTGCCTCGCCTGCCGTACCACACCGCTACTGACCTAAACAAGCAATACCTCGCCTTGCCTGCCTTACCTCGACTCACCCCGCCAGAACATACCGGACATAACCAATCCCAACCTTGCCAGCCGTACCTTGCCAAACACCACCGTGCTGTGCCCTGCCTCGCGATACCTAGCCTGCCAGAATTATCTGTTATTAACCTTCACGTGATATCTTCCGAAGTCTCCGTCTTTTTCCGGTCTCCATTCGCCAATACCACAAACAAAGCCGCCGGCATCTATGCAGTTCAGGATCTGCTCAAGTGTCATGTTGCCGTTTTCGTTGTATTCCATAATGAAGTCCATTCTCCAGTTCCTGAACTCTCCGCGATAACGGAGATCTGCGGAGCCGTTACCGATCCGGACCATATCCTCGCGCATGATCGGCGGGTCGCTGATAATCTCAGCCATATCGCCATAGGCAGATTTCAGGAAATAAGATCCTCTGAGCTCCATCTGGTTCTTAACCCAGCCTTGACGATATGCTGCACTATTGGAAGCCTGCTTGATGCCCGTTAACGGAAAGCCAAATTTCGCACCATTCTCAATTGCGGCATTGAAAGCATCCATTGTTGATTCCGGCTTCTCAGTCAGCCAATACATGGACTGAATGAAATCGTCGAATGGGTCTCTCTTTGTTTTTGCTTTTGTTTTTGTCTCCTTTGTCTGAGCATCAAGCATCATTTTCTTTGCCTTCTCGCTCCATGCATGAACGATCAGCGGAGAATCACCAATAATACTGACCGGAACTGTTCTTATGCTTCTTGCTTTGATCTCAACTACGGACTGCATATCTTTCTTTGTTGCCATTGCTTTTCTCCTTTTCCGGTGCTACAATACACCTATACATACTTTTCTCTTTTTTCATGCCTCGACCTGTTGCAGCAGGACGGGGCTTTTTGTTTTTCTGATTTGTCGCATCTCATGCGACATATTGAGCAAAAAAAATTGCATTCACTTCGTCCCTGGTCAATGCCAGGATCCTCGAAAAGTTATCCACCTCGCCGACGGTGAAGGTATTTCCATCATTGGCAAGCCTCCTGTAAAAGGTAGCTCCGTCAATGCCCATCTGCTCAGCAATCTGTTCAACATTCATTCCATGCTCTACAAGCTTCGCTTTCAACCGGTTCACATTTACCATGCATTCACCTCCCTTCAAATTGTCGCATCTCATGCGACTGAGGCAATAATATCATGTGCTTTTGCATATGTCAACACTTTTTTCGCATTGAGCGCGACTTTTTTCTAATTCATATTGCAGATTTGCGAAAGATATGTTATCATTTTGTTACATTACATAGGAGGTGATAACAGATGACAACAGGGCAGATTATCAAAAAGCGACGTAAAGAATTAGGCCTGACCGCAGAGCAATTAGCTGACAGGCTGGGGAAAGACAGGGCAACGATTTATCGATATGAGAGTGACGCAATAAAGGACATGCCGTCATCGGTACTGATCGACATAGCAGCAGCGCTCAATTTTTCTCCTGCTGATCTGATACCGAGTGCAAAAGATGATATCGTACTGTCAGCGGACGAACAGCGCCTGATTCAGATTTACCGCGCACTCAATGATACTGGTAAGGCGAAGGCCGCCGAATACCTGTCTGACCTGTCCGACAATGAAAAATATTTAAAAAATGGAAAGTTATTGGAGGCATAGGGAAAATCATAAAATGGAGGTACATGAAATGAAAAAGAAGTTATCAATCCTGCTGGTACTTATTCTTGTGTTGTCTCTCTTTACTCCAACCTATGGAGCTGCCAAAACAAAGAAAGTTAAATTAAAGGCAGGAAAGACCGTCACTGCTTACGCAATCAAAGGATATCAAAAAATATCCCTGAACATCTCCGGGACATCGTACACATGGAAAAGCTCAAACAAAAATGTTGCTACTGTCAGCAAGAAAGGAAAAATAACACTCAAAGCAAAAGGCACCTCGAAGATCACAGCCGTCAAAAAGAAAAAGACCTATACCCTTAAATTGGTTGTCGAGGCCCCGTATTTCTCCAGAAGCTCAGCGGCTATCATGAAAGGACAAACAACCTCCTCTGTCGGTGTTATCGGAACGAAGCAGGCAGTTAAATATAAATCGACAAATCCCGCTGTCGCCAAGGTCACCAGCAAAGGCAGAATAACCGGTGTATCTGCCGGGACATGTTATATTACCGCTACGATTGCCAACGCAGTTACGCTTAAATGCATCGTATCCGTAAGGGATCTGCCGACGCCAACAGTGACACCCGTGCCGGCTACACCAACACCAACACCGACATCCACACCCACTCCTACGCCGATCCCGAGACCGACACAGGGCGCATCCATGACAACGAGCCAGGCCAATGCAGTTAATAAAGCAAAGAGCTACCTGAGAGTATCCGCCTTTTCTCGAGAGGGCTTAATTGGCCAGCTTGAGTATGAAGGCTTCAATCGCGCAGATGCCACATACGGAGCGGATAACGCTGGTGCTAACTGGTTCGAGCAGGCTGAGAAAAAAGCAAAAAGTTATCTCAGGGTCAGCTCTTTTTCCTATACGGGATTAATCGAGCAGCTTGAATATGAGAAGTTCACCAAAGAGCAGGCTGTTTATGGTGTCGATCGGTGCGGAGCAGACTGGTACGAACAAGCCGTGAAAAAGGCTGCATCATATTTAAGAGTGTCTTCATTCTCTCGTGACGGCCTTATCGACCAATTAGAGTACGAAGGATTCACTACTGACCAGGCAGAATATGGTGTATCACAAAATGGGATGTAAATACATGCAATAAAAAACCTCCCCCTCCGGGCCCTACTCCGGAGAGGGAAGTCTTTTTACACAGTCTGAAAAACAGGTAAGGATTGGATTGTTTTTCATTACGGGGGTATTATACCATGTGGATAGAGGAATTACAATCAGGTAAGTACAGAGCTGTCGAAAGATATGTGGATCCGATGACGGGGAAGACCAAAAAGATTTCCGTCACCATAGACCGCGACACCAGGTCAGCACGGAAAGAGGCGCAGAAGATCCTCGACCAAAAGATTGAGGACAGGATAGGCAAACAGGATGCGCAGAAGTTGACCATGCAGGAGCTAGTAGATTTGTACCTTGCCAATCTGAAGGAAACGGTCAAGGCCAGTTCGTACATGAACGTCAAATCAGTAATAAACAAGCTTTGCGGGGTTATTGGTAAAGACGTGCTCGTAGAACGTCTAAACGCTGCCTATGTCATGCAACAGATCCGCAAGGAAACCACAACGCCAAAAACGATCAATGCCTATGTTGCTCGATTGAAGGCCCTGTTTACATGGGCGTATAATGAAGACCTGATGTCGGCCAAACTCGACAAGCTCCAGAAAGTCAAGGACGATCGTAAGTCGAGAATTGAGGACAAATATCTGGAACCGGATGAACTGGAAAGACTTTTGGAAAAACTGAGAAATGAAAAGTACAAAGCTCTCACTCGCTTTTTGGTGCTTACCGGCCTCCGGATCGGTGAGGCGCTGGCGCTGACAATGGCGGACATTGACGGGGATTACATCCACGTCACAAAGACCTTGAACGTGATAAACCGGGAGGTCACAGACACGCCAAAAACGGCGTCCTCTGTCAGGGACGTTTACATACAGCCTGAGCTTGCTGAGTTCCTGCACCAGTACAAGCTTGACCGCCTGCAGTGGCAGCTGACCGAAGGCGTAAAAACAGATCTCCTGTTTTTTAACTACGATGGAAGGACGATCACATATAATGCGTATCGCAGCTGTCTCAAACGGATGTCAAAGGCCATAGGTCATGAGATCACGCCTCACGCGCTCAGGCACACTCATGCCTCTATCCTCGCGGCTCAGGGCATGAGTTACGACGCCATAGCCCGCCGCCTGGGTCACGCTGGTGACGGAATCACCAAAGAGGTCTACCTGCACGTTACGCAGAAGCTCCGCGAGCTGGACAATGAAGCCATGAAGGATGTGCGCATCCTTTAAATTTTGCCCCTTTTTTGCCCCATTTTTATACGCAAAAAGAGCCGGGAGCCCTGTTTCCAGTGGTTCCCGGCTTTTGTTCATAAACTATCTAAATTTTAATCGTATTGCTCAATCCTGCGCAAACCTGCGCAAAATACCGTCATATCAGTGGTTGCGCGCTTCACCCATGTTCAAACCTGCTCAATCACGTTCAATTTTCTGCCCCATTTTTGCCCCATTGATTACTTGCCAAAATCATATTTTACCATCTTCTCCAGCATGCTGATCACATAGGCCGGAGGCTTCCGCTCCCCCATCAGCCAGGACTCGACAGTTCTCTTTGGAATCCCGTACTTTTTCGCGAACTCAGCCTGAGACAGGCCGGTCAGCTCGACGATCTCTTTAATTGTCATACCCATGCCTTTCCAAAATCTGAATCCCTAAATAGTTCCTGCAGGCCACTGAGTTGTTTGAGTCTCAGCAGCTCCTCAGCAGACATGCCGATATTTTTCATAATCCATGCTTCTGACATACCGGCCCTTGTAAGCTCAGCCACAATGTTTGTCATCAGCTCTATGCTGTGTGTTCCTCTGGCCCTGTTGTGTCGGATCGTAGAAGCCATGCGGTCCGCTTCCGGTTTGTCTATGACAGACACCGGCAGCATCCCGCCCTCTCTGTCATAAATATCTTTATGCACAAGCATTGTGGTGTATCTGTGGTATCCGTCCACGATTTCATACATATCCTCATCCTGAATATAGTAGCAGACAATCGGCATCGTATACCCATCTTCTTTGATGGACTGGTAAAGCAGCTTCATCTCGGGAGGCGCCACGTGATTTGGATTGTAGCTGTTTGCCCTGATCTTCTCAATCGGTACGGGGCGGACTCCGTACACCGGACTTTTATATGTTTCCGTACTTTTCAATAGCCCTTTTCCTCCTCTCGGTTTCTGCTTTGTTCTGAGCAAATCCCATGTACTTGCAGGCATAATCGTTTTTGATTATACATATGCACATGCGCTTATAAGTAGGCACTGACTTAAAATCGGTTACATCCGCATCGTCAAGGTAATCATCGAAGGCTATAACGTCTTTCTCTGATATCTTTGACGCCTTCCCCATGTTGCGATATTTCACTCCACCATCCGAAAGTTCCTTGATCGTCTGGCCTGACAGGGCGCCTCCTTTCTCTCTCCAGAATTTGATACTCGTGTTTAACTTTTCCAGGTAGTGCTTTCTGATATCCTCCGGCAGCGTATTCAGCAGGAAGTTGCAGTACTCCTGCCATGTGAAGTGCGCAGGCTTCGTGATGGACTTCCACCCCATCGCAGTGGTCCTGCCATACAGACCGGCCATGTTGACACCGTTTACCCTTCCGGTCATCTTCCCCCAGTTCTGCGGATCAATAGCCTTATACAGATACAAACTGTCCATCGCGCAGTCATTGAAAGGAGACGCCACACGCATCTGATCCACTCTCAGGCCTGCCTGATAGTAGAGGTCATACAGATGGTTGTACTCTTTCTGGAATTTCGCGTTATATGTCCAGATGTCGTTCACGGTCCAGTCATACAGAGGATAGCAGTTATGTGCCAGCTCCCCGCGCTGGTAGATATAGTTCGTGTCTTTGTACAGGTTGACATGGTTGTTGCCCTTGATCGTCCGGTACCGGTTGAGACTTTCATCTGCCCTGATGCCGATGAGGATAGCTGTCCTGCCATGCGATCCGGCAAACCAGTCACAGAAGTTATCCTGCATCTCATAATCGAGCTGCCCGGCGTAAAACGGAAAGCTGACATTATCCTCGTTGATTACATACGGATTGTCCGGCATCTCACGCACCCAGATGTCACGGTCCTCCTTCCTCCAGGGTATCCATGTATCCCCATCCATCCGGCATGCGCACTGCGCACCGATCGGGAGGCACAGCCAGTATTTACCGATGCCGTCGAATCGATCCAGAAAAGCCCTGGTCACATAGTCAGTGGTCATCTGGTACTGCGCCTCATAATCTATGTGGTACATGGATACCCTGTTCAGGCATCTGTGCTTCTGTGCGTAATCATAAGTAATGTTCAAAAGTACGCTGCTGTCTTTACCTCCGGAGAAGGCAACCAGAATAAAGTCAAACTCATCAAAGATGTATTTCAGTCGGTCCTGCGCCGCCTGGTACACATTCATATCCAGATATCTTTTTTGCACGCTCCACCTCCTTTTTGAAAGCGTCCGCAATATTTTCCTTGCGGGTTAGGCAATCAACGATAAAGTTGTCTATCGTCCCCTCTGCGCAAATATCTATGATTTTGACCTCATGGTCTTGTCCGATCCGGTGTACCCTGTCCTCTGCCTGGAGTCTGGTAGCAAGGTCAAAGTCATTGTTGTAAAACACGAGCTTGTGGCAAAACTGTAAATTGAGGCCATAGGCCCCACATGATTTGTTTGCCACAAGGTACTGAGCATCGCCGCGAAAGCGCTCCCTATTTTCCTGCCTCCTTGCCTGCGGGAGGCGTCCGGTAAACTCTACGGAATTTGGCAGCATACTCAGAACGTCTTGTATCTCAGACTGGTATTTACAGAAAATGATGCACTTGTCCGTGTTTCCATCCAGTGCAGCAAGCAGGGCTTTTATCCTGGGATTGTCCATTGGATTCCCAAAGACCTCTTTTGTCTTCATTCGTGCATCCGGATCCGTAAGGACCTGTCTGCCAGATGTGACATGTTGAAGCGCGGTAAAGTACTTGTAGATCGTTTCCGGCTTCAGCTCATCCACGTTCAGCAGGTACCGCGCTCTGATATTCTCATATGCTTCCGCCTGTTCATCTGTGAGCCAGAACATTGATCTGTAATACCTTTTCTCCGGGAGCTTCAGACAGTCTGCCTTTTTCACCTGGTAGGTATAGGGCGCTATCTTTTCTGCGAGATAATCAGTATTAAGTACTCTTTTGATGCGGTTCTTGTCCACAATTTCCCTGCCGCTTGGCAACACCACAGTCCAATACTCCAGATGATTTGCGGCAAAGCTGTAGTAGCTTTGATAGCCTAATATTCTCCAGTCGAGGATATACCACTGAGCGAACAGGTCCGCCTCATTCTTACTGATTGGAGTGCCGTTCAGGATTAGCTTGTACTGGCAGCGTTTGGACAGTTCTATGATCCGCTCCGTCCGGATTGCATTTTTGTTTTTAACCAGATTGGACTCATCGACCACCAGGAATACCTTGTGCGTCTCCACCAGGCGTAAAAGCATAAGATAAAGCCTGTCTGATGATGACAGACTCTCTATACCCCGGATCACGATCTCCTCCGGCAGCTCTCCACAGTGGAAGGTGATATCCTCCCTGAGGTTACGCTTAACACTGCAGGGGCACAGCCAAAGGATCACGTCAACCTTGCCTGCGTCCAGTCTTGGCTGCACCAGACTCAGCGTGGTTCTTGTCTTGCCAGTGCCCTGCTCCATATACAGGGCACCGACCTTTATCTTTGTCAACTTATTGACTGCCGCCTCCTGATGTGGGAGCAGGGACGTGCAAAGCTTCATACCTCAAACCTCGCCTGACTCGGTGCAACCTTGGCCAGATCCTCACTGCTGCACATTGCCATTGTGGCGTTTATGGAGCGGTTGGCTTCCATGATGGTCATTGGCTGTTCACGCACCTCAATAGCCTTTTCTGTCAGGTATCGACTGAATCTTGTTCCGAGACCAATCAGCCTGGCAGACTTTACGATTCCGCTGGGTACGTCTATCATTACCAGAGAGAGCGCGATTCCCTCGCCTTCTTCAAAATCGATATCCGGCAGTCCGCTCGACAACCGCGGATTGTATGGAGCATCTGTCCATGCCAGATCTCCGCACTTGGATGTGATCCAGAGGATGCCATTCATCTCTGTATATCGGATTTCAAAATGCTTTCCGGCCTTCATCTGCTCAACTTCGTGTGCTGTCGGATTGTTAAACCCATACAGCAGGATGCCTCCGGAAGACGTGAGGTCAAACCTCACGCCCTCGCTCATCCCGATAGCCGGTTCGTATACTTTCCCAACTTCAAAAACCTGAAATTTCATGTTATTCCTCCTCTCTCAGATCGTCCAGTACATCACGGCTGGAATTCAGAATTGTTTTCAGATCTCCTTCGGCATAGACAGCCTGCTCACCCGCCTTGACTGAAGTTTTGACAAGCGAGCTTTTGAACTTCTCAATTGCCTCAGTAGCTCCAGGACTGAAACGGAAGTCATACAGCCTTGCGAACTCCTCGACTTCTTGCCATGCGGAAACAGGAATGACGATCTTTCCGTAAGCTGCAGCACCGGATATTGCCCTGGCCTTCTTCTCCAGATCGTCGTTGTCACGCTCCATATTGACTACCAGCTGCTCCGTTCCTGTCTTTCTCGATATCCATCTCCGATGCTCAGGCTCATAATCGCCATTCGTGGCCCTCTCAGCGAGTGCCTTGTCGATCCTGACGGGAAAACCTGCAACCAGTAACGCGTTGGCGATTTCCACCGCCCTGTCTTCTGCAGATCCGGTCGCGAAAGATATTGCATGCCACCAGACTGATCCGTTCCATTTGTAACCCCGTCCCTTAACCACGGGAGGCATGTTTGCACTGTACTCGCTTTTTACCGTTACCTCCTTTTCTGTGTACTCTACGGTACACAATACGGTTTCTTGCTGTTCTTCCGGCTGCAAGGTGACCGTGGTTTCTTCCGCCACCTCTTCGGCCCTCTTTGATTCCATGGCGCGGTCAAAATCAAACCGGAATTCCGTATAAGACTTCAAAATTCTCCCCTCAAAGAAGACCCTTCCATCTATCCAGAATTTCGCGGAGTCTTTAGCAAGAATCCATTCGCGGAAATTTCTGAACGTATCAATGTCGCTCTGTTCCACCTTTTTTCTGAGCTCAAATGAGTTCCTTCCTTCTGCCAGAGAGGTGATAAGCCCCTGGATGAATTCGTCCAATCTTGTGGCGAACCCCATGCGGATCTGCTCCGCCCATGCGATCTGCTTCGGGGACCCTGTCAGCTCCGGAAGGTTTGCTTCCTTTGCCAGCTCGGCGCATTTCCGCGCCTCAGCCTCGCGCTCGGCCTTGATGCGCTTCTCTGTGCAATCGTCACACTCGATGATGTGTTCAGATGCCCACTCTTCCCATTTGTCAGCCTCACGGCGATTGTACTTGATCGCTGTGGCTGTGAACTCTTGACCACAGGTCCTGCATTTACATGTTGCTGTTGCCTTTGCCATTCCCTCTCACCTCCCGTAATGTAATTCGCCTTCGGAATCCTCGTATTCATACCACCACTGGCCAAACATGAGTTTCTCAAAACCTGTGTGATGGCAAAGCTCTTCGTTTCCATTAACTGGAAACACTTTGTCAAAAACCACTTCATCCGAGATTCTGTATGTGACGCCATCTACAAAATTGTTATTCATTTTTCTTCCTCCTTTTGCTGCATCGGTATCAACTGATACAATTATGCCGCGCATTGTGCGGTATGTCAACAAAAAATATATGCGAGGGCTGACATTTGCCAGCCCCCTTTGCTGATCAGATCAGGATAAACCATACGGCCTCGGCCATCCAGACCGCTGCGGCCTTTCCGGCAGGCCTGATCGTATCGGTCCATACCGCCCGGCTCCTGTCGATCAGTGAGGCGGCCCGCGGTGTCATCCACTCCACGGCCTCGCCTATAGCCTGACAGGTGCTTGCCAGTCCCATCAGCAGGTACGCCAGGGCAATCAGCGACAGGCGTGTTGCCATCAGCAGGCCACTCACGACCGCATCCACTATATCCAGTGCCAGACTCTTCGGCTGTGGCGCCTGAGACCGTCTGACGGGCTCTCTGTGCGTCTGTGCACTTACCAGCTCCGCCTGATCACTTTCCAGCTCATTCTGATCAGCTTCCTGATCAGCCGCCTCCTCAACTGTCTCAGCAACTGCATTATATGTGAACCCGTTGGCGTTTACCCAGGTCTTGATCTCCTTGGGAAGATCGTCAATGGATTCATGTGTCTTTGCTGTCCCTGTGGCGTAGTGTACGACCAGGCTGCCATCACCATTGGGGGTTACACTTGTGATTGAATCAGCCGTCTCATGCTCCGCCAGCCACTTAGCGACTGTCTTCGGGAGCTTGTCCGCCGGGAACATCCTTTCGGATCCTGAATCATAGTAAACATATGCTGTGTTGAACTTCAGGTCTACGGTTACATTGTTGATCTGCGCTTTGCTTGCCATGGTGTTGGCTCCTTTCTTGATTTATCATGATTTATATGGATGTTTGTGCTGCCGTTCTCTTACAACCCGTTCAGCTGGCTCTCTGTATTATCTCCGGCTTTTCGCTTCGTCTCCTTTTTCCGGATCCTCGTTGTCTGATCACTACTTAGCAAGCTTGCTGCTTTCCGTTACTGGCAGGTCTCTGATCGGCTGCGGTCTGTTTTCTTTGCCTCGCTTCCTGCCGCCCTCCGTAAGCTTGAGGGCTTCCGCTTTCTTCTTTCTTTACTTTTCAAGGTTCGGTGTGCCGTTCAGGTCTTATTGGGTTTTCTGTTCCTTACACCTCCTTTCCTCTCTCTGGTTATAATATACCATATTGCTAGCAATATAACAAGATGGGATACTGCACAAAATTATATTGCTAGCCTTGTGCATTTTGTATATTGCTAGTTATATCATTTGCATGATATACTATCAGAAAGGAGGTGTTTATATGTCAACATATCGTGGATATACCCAGACTCAGAACAAGGCAACGCAGAAGTATCAGAAGGAAAACCTTGACCAGATCGCCATCAGGGTGCCGAAGGGCAAGAGAGAAGTGTATAAAAAGTTTGCAGAGAGTCAAGGAAAGAGCCTGGCTGGTATGATCATGGAATTGATTGAGGCAGAAATGCAAAAAGAGGGACGGTAATTAACCGCCCCTCTCTTTTTTTATGCTCTTTCGATTTTCGACTTGTCAACGAATCCCCAATACTGCCCGGCGACCTTGACATAGTAGTACCCGGCGACCTCATCGCAGACGTCTACCAGATCGCCCCGTGCCAGCAGAGGATAGGATTTTATAGTATCGTACTCTGCCCCTGCCCATGTACGGACCGCGACAGATGCAGATGACACCTTGCCGACAAACTGACGGACCTGCGACGGCTTGCCAGTGGTGGCGTAGTTGCTGACCGCTTCCTTGCCGCCAGTGTATCTGAGCACGCAATCCCATGGATAATTCCGGTAAGCTCTGACAAGGACCTCTCTGCCTGTCTGATCGCCCGGCTGGCCTCCCGTGATACCGCCGTTCTCGTTGATACTGGCCTCCGCCTCTTTGCCGTTGCCAATGTACAGCGCAGTATGGTGTACCTGATTGAGCAGGACATCACCCGGGAGCAGGCCGGCACCTGTGGAAAGGTTAATCTGATTCGTCACATCGACAAAACCGCACTTCAGGAATACTGACCGCATGTTGCCAGTATAGGTGGCACCATTGTCTTTGACCGGAATGCCTGCCTGCTGGTATGCAGTGATCACGGCAGCGCTACAGTCATAGTCTCCTTTTTCGCCCCATCTGTACCGCTGATCATAGCCGTGGCTGTCATCCTCTGCCAGATGCACCATCCAGTTGACAGCGCTTGTGCGGATCGCGTTGACCGCGCCGTCCGGGTCCTCGACGGGTTCCGGCTCCGGATCCGGCTCTTCGACATCCTCATCAGGATCGCGGTCGGGCTCCTCTTCATACCAGATGTTCATATCGGTATTCCTGTTGATCCCAGGGACCTGGCCCTTGCTGGAATACTGCCAGCAGACAACGCCCGGATAATTGGGTCTCAGTCTTTCCTCGACCTGTCCATTGTCATCTGCCGGATAACTGGCAATCCATAAAGGATACTGTTTGAGGGTATCGGTCAGTACGTTTCTATACCAGTCCGCATTGCAGTATACACCTACCGCATAGCCTGCTTTCGTCACAACATCGAAAAAGGCCAGCGTGATGGCCTCGATCTCAGCCTTGCCGAGCTGATCCAGCTGGGGTTCCCACTCTAGGTCATAGAAGACAGGAAGCGTGGGTTTTCTCCCCTTCAGGAGCTTCACGACGTCTTTCGCCTCTTTGATTGCGTCTTCCACTGTCAGTGCATAGGAAAATCTGTACACACCATACGGGATGCCCCGCGCCTCACATCTGTTTGCGTTTCTCTTGAACTGCTGATCCGTTCCGTATTTCTCAGTGATCCGGAGTATAGCAAATGCTATACCAGCCTGCTTCACCTGCTTCCAGTTGATCACAATCGGCTCCGTCTTGCTTCCATCCGGTTTCCGGTTACCACCGAAAACGTCAATTCCCTTCAGTTCTTTCATCCTGGGTCACCTCCTGATTCTGTTCGGACTTATACTGCAGGTTACTGATTCCAAGGACAGCACCCAAGAACGTGCATAACACCGCGCTTGTCTGCGCTACCTGATCCGCAAAAGGCCATCCCCAAATTGTCGCCAGTCCCACATAGGCAGCTGTTGCCGCCGGGATTACGATCATCACAAGCCATTTTAAAACATCGTATACGTCATCACGAAGTTTGATACTCATATGATTCTCCTTTTAAAAACCTTGCTCGGGATCGTCCCGAGCAATGCTGTGGTAAATTATTCCGGCAGTCTCTCCGTTTTGCCTTTTGTAATAGATACGCCACTATAGTGAGTGATCTGGGTGCCAGAAATCTCAAACATGCTTTATCATCTCCTTTCACAAGAAATCATGTTTTTCAAGCCTTTCGGCATAGTTGCGTTTGATATGCTCAACCGTTGATACAGTCTGGTTGTTTTTAAACCCCGGGTGGCCTACGCAATACTCCTCGTATTCGTCGATATCCCGCAATACCTGCTGGAAAGCATCGTGTGAGTGCCCCTTGCCCTCCAGCATCTCATCGCGGAATCGAAGGATTCTCACACGCATGGCTACCGCATTTCGCTCATCTCCTTTTTCGTCTACGGAGTCGATTTTCCTTTCAAGCCTCCCTATGGCGTCCATGATGCCCTTCAGCTTGTCGTCCTTTGCGTCACTACGCTGGATAAGAAACTGCACCAGGCTGACAAGGCCGCCGCCTATCAGTGCAACAATGATCGTTGTTAAGTGTTCCAATGGCTTTATCTCTCCTTTCGATATTGGAAATCTTGAGAACATTTCAATCAGGCTCATCACGGGTTCGGCTCATTGGACACTCTCCTTTCATTTGGGCATGAAAAAAGCACCCTTTTACAAGGTGCTGGTTGGTAAAATAGCAAAGATGTTCTTGATCCTTCGACCTCTAAAACACAGATTCCGGCTAACTCGGATTTCAATTCCTATACTACTCCGGGCGTGTACTATGTGTACTCCGACAGTGACGGGGCCACAATGTCGAACCCACCCAGAAAATCGTCTGGCAAATTGGTTGTCATGGCAAGACATACGGATAAGTATCTTGCACAGTTTTTCTTCCCGTCAACCGGCGTGTTTATCCGGTATGTACGCACGTGTACAAACGGCACATGGACCGCATGGACCGAAAAGACCGTGAATTATTACAGTGAGGCCTCTATTCAGGTTAATCTCGGAAGCATATCGTCTGCTTCTACAAAGACGTTTGAAGAACTCGGACTGACAAAATATTCGTATGGCGCGTATTATGTTGTCCTCCGTGCAGACACAGCAATAGACGGAACATATGTTGCAATCATGCGGCATAATTCCGCCGGATATCAGATATCGGAGATATACAAGGGTACTGGCGACATAACGCCTTATATTGATTCTAATGGAGTAATCAAAAACAATTCTGCAACCGGAATCGGCACACAAGGAATTGTGATTCCCATGATGATATGGGGTGATATCATCCAGTAAGGCCATAAATAGCAAAACTAGAAATGGAGCATCGTTTCCGTTCATTGCAAATGATGCAAATGCTGCTGATTACGACAATCTTCCGGTTGGTCTTGTTTATAATCAAGGTGTTGGCGAACACTGTCCAGATAGCGATGGATATTATCTTGTACTTACATTTAAAGCTAGAAGCAATTATGAAAATTCAAAATGCCAGCTTGCTTTTTCTTTTTTCAAAAGCGGTGTTGTTAAGTACAGAGCACAAACAGGTGGCACTTGGAAAGAGTGGGTGACGTTGTAAACTCCAATTTAAGTCATCTTTTCCAACATCTTCCAACATCTTCCACATCCGCGCCAAAAAGCCCGGATTCACTCAGCCGGGATAAATACCAATATTTAAAAATTCCTTATGCCGCCATATATCGCCTATGGTCGGCTTTTACTTTGTCTTTGTCGATACACAGATAAATCCGTGTAGTGTCAAGCTTTGCATGTCCGAGTATCATAGCAACCTCTTCAATGGGCATGCCTTTTCTAAGTAGATTCGTCGCGCAGGTGCGCCTGAATCGGTGCGGGTGGATTTTCTCCACACCTGTCTCCATGCCGATTTTCTTGAGCATGCTCCTGACCGCTGATGGACATAATCGCCCGTGCGGTGCGCGACTGCTGACGAACAGGGCGATATTCTCATCGGTCCGGGAATTGAGATACTGTGCAAGATACATGCACGAGATATCCGTCATGTACACCTCTCGCTCTTTCGCGCCTTTGCCATAGACTATGATTGTTTTGTCAATCACGCTCACATCCTCACGGTTCAGGGCAGTCATTTCCGATATTCTCACACCTGTTGCGTATAGGAATTCAACGATGGCCTTGTCGCGGATCGTCTTACAGCTCCTGCGAATTTTCTCCAGTTCCTCATCTGAATATGCCTTTTTGATTACCTGCGGAACCTTTATCGGGTCAATGCCGCGGCTGACGTTCCGCTGGATAAAGTTGTGTTCGTGTTGCCACGTAAAGAAGCTGGATAGACAGAGTCTCACCCCTTCGAGCGTGACGTTCGCCACGTTCCGGAAAGTCTTATAATACTCTATGTATCCGTTCAGGTCAGCCTCTGTAATTTTGCTGACAGGCTTGTTGATATAGGACAGGGCGTTTTTGAGAATATATCTGTACCGCTCCAAAGTCTTTTCGGATTTACCGGAAATTCTTTTGCGCTCGATGAATCGCGTCAAATCATCCATCCAGGAATTGTCAATCACTCTCACTTCCGTACACTTCTGCGTTATCTCGTACTTATCCAGAACCATATACAGACTGTTCTTGACTCTTTTCAGGATTTCCGGTTCCAAATCAATCACCCTATGCAGGACCTCACTCACTACCGCCTCAATGATGTTTTCTGACATTTTTCGTTACCTCCTTGTAACTGTCAGTGTATCATGAGACGGTTATGAGTTGTAGTTGTTTTAAATTGGAGGTTTTGAAATTACTGCCAAAACACAACAAAGGATACGAGAGTGCCGTCTGCTGGCATTGTGTTCTGTCCATTTCTCACATACAGATACAATTTGCCAGGTGAGCATTGAGGAGTATAAATGCGGTCATACGCTGTTGTGGACTTTCTTATTGGGCAGACGATAGCCTTCGACGTTGCCACTAATCCGTTAATGGACACACTGCATACGCCACTTTCTACCGGGACATCTTCAAAGGCCATGAAGTGGTCTATCAGCTTGCTATTTAGTTCGTCCACTTCAGCTCGTGTAGGTGTGCGTTCCCATGCGCTCCAATTACCGTTGGCATATATCCTAGAACTGGATACCGCATTGTCCATATTGTATGCAATCTGAGTTGCCGTGTCACTATAGCCAGTTGACTCAACAACGAGCATATAGAAGTCATACACTGGCTGTACGCCAGATGCCTGTGCCTTACGAACCCAGTAGATACCCGGTGTAAACATGGCATCTAGACTCGATGTGAGCAATCCACCTTTGCCTACTTTATTGCTATTTAACGCATCAAGCGCGGCCTTGACCGACTGAGCGGAACCTGCCACAGTAGACCCGGCATACTGTTCGATGATAGCTTTCGCGAGAACGTTGTAGTCAATCCGTGCCGCCGCAGAGCCATTCACCATCAGAATCTGGTCAGCAGATGAGATAGTGGTCTTCTTTCCGAGTGCCGCAAGTTTTGCGGATACCCAACTGGCAATCCTTGCGAAAGTTGTCAGCTTCGTTGCTCCGCTCCCTGACGGGTCGTAAGTCAGAACGGCATCCACATCTTCGATTGTCGCGTTATCGGTATATGTGTTAATTTTCGGCATGAGTACGCTCCTTTCAATAAAAAAGCCACAGCGGTTAGGCTATGGCTTGTTTAAGATTATCTATCTCTGTTTTCAGCTGTTGGATTTCTTTGTGTTGTTCCTGAAGCAATTTCAGCATTGGTGGAATTATCCTGTCAGGCATCCAGTTTTCAACAAGTCCGTTCTTGTGATAAACGCCGAGCGGGAAATGTTCTTCTATATCTTCCGCATAAAAGCCTGGTATCTCTTTTCCGATTGACTCATCATTTTCCATCAGATAACCATCTTTGTATCTGAAAATAATCGGATTTATATCCAATATCTTTTCAGCGTACTCGACAGGCATATCAGCAACATGGTCTTTGTAGCGCCGTGATGAAGAAGACTTGACCGCCAACGTAATGTAATCACCAAAGCTGGGTGCTACGCCAACAACATAATCACCTGTTGCGGATTTTGTGTTGAATACTTTTGTACTGGTACTGTCTGTTTCTAATGAACCTATGTACAAAGAACTTGAAGTAAGCCCGCTTCTTTTGCCGCCAATAGATAAATGGTGTGGTTTCCCTGAATTTCCGAGGGTTGCTGTCCAGGCTCCAAGGTGCCCATTTCCACTTACGGAAAAATCCCCAATCGTAAGTACACTTCCGGTTTCCCTGTTAGAAGGCCTTTTGATTTTAAAAACAGACGAATAACCTTCATCATCTGAATATGATGCACTAAACGAACTGCCGTCAACATTGAATCCGCCAATAATACCGCCCTTAACTTCAAGCCCGCTCGTCCCAATGACTGCCGCCTCTGTTGCTCCATCAGATTTGTAAAAAGTCAGGCTCGATGTGCCCAGCACCATGGCCTTGTTTCCAGATGAACGGTAAAAATTAATTGAACTGTCACCAAAGGACGCTCGTACATTTCCGCCCTTCAGAATGTCCACAGAACTACTGGAAACCAATACAGCCGCACCAGAATTATAGTTTTTATTCTCCGCAACATACAAACCAGTTCCTTGCACGAAACTCAGATAATTAGTCGCTGTTTTTGCTGCATTTGCAGCATTACCGTTGGCTGTCTCTGCAGTGTCAAGGGCCTCTTCTGCAGTGTCTTTTGCTTCTCCTGCTGCGGTACTTGCATTATTTGCCGTTGTCTGTGCGGCGCTTGCCGCTGTAGCCGCATTACTTGCCGCCGTATTAGCCGCATCCGCAGCTGTCTGCGCATCCGTAGCCGCAGAGTCAGCCGCATCAATCCTCCCAACCAGCTCATCAACCGTGCTCGAAACACTGCTTTTCGTGGCATAGTCACTCAAATCCGATGCTTTCGCAGGCGTATACCCGCCAAATGTGAATTCGCTTGCGTGTATATCAAGGACCCATTTGTCTTTGTTGTTTTTGTAATATCTGATGTAATTCGTGCCATCGCCGACAGACAGAATGCCATCTTTGTTCAGCAGGAATCCGGCATTCGAACTGTTGTATGACTTGTGTCCGCCCGCATAAATCGCGCCGTCTTCCAGCACAATCCCGCCGAAGTCCGCTTTATCTGTATACAGCTTTCCACCATAGGTGACGGAAAAGTGAGTGATTGGGTCGCTCCCCGGCTGTGTTTCCACTGCCTCAAAGGCCTTCGTACTCGCTGAGCTTCCGGACCGCATGTAAGCGGTATACACACCAGTAGTACTCGACAGCTCTCTGCCGCCAATAGCAAATCCCGCAATCTGTCCAGATTTCGCATACAGCGCACCGCCAGTCGTGACGCCGAAGTTGCTCCCAGCACCAATGACCCAGTCTTTGGCCTCGCGATCACAGATTGTTACTGCGTCATCGTCTTCGCCCTGTCCGCCGGGTGAAAGGAAAATATTCCCCGCATGGAGCTTTCTATCCGCAATCGTCCACCCGCCAATGGTACCAATGACGGATTTGATTGTTGCAGAACTCAGTTCACCTGAGAAAGTCCCACCTGCCGCCCGGAGTGTTCCGCCAAAGGTACATCCCTCAGCAAAGTGGGCATCTTTCGCGTTTACGGTTCCGGAGCTGGATACAGAGAAATTATCCCCCATCCGGATGCCACTGGAGCCAATCGACATGGAGCCATTTGTTAAGCTTCCGTCAGTGATCGTCCATGCACCAATCACGGATCCGCTCGCAGCCGTCAGCCTGCCCTCAAGGTTTACAGATTTCGCATACAGCGCACCGGACCGCGTGACGCCGAAATCCGTACCCATCGCCAGCGCCCAACCAGCCTGTGAGGGACTTCCCGCAATCGAGGCATCTGCGCTGGAACCGGTCGAAATGAATACACTATTGGCAGCTCCAAGGACGCCATTGTGAATTGACCTGTCATCAATCACAAAGGCTCTGTCGCCTTTGCCAATCGTGCCCATGGAAACGTTGAATCCGGAATCCGTATAGCTTGCTACTACCGTCGTGCCATCGTTCCGGTAGAAATTCAATCCGGTGTCTGTCAGATCCATCTTTTTCGCCAGCGTTGACCCCGGTCTGTATATGACCATGCCGGACCCGCTGATCTTTGACAAAATCTTCAGACCCTCGCGGAAGGCTATGCCATCTCCGAGGATCTGCGTGTTGTATGGTTTGGCTGTGCTCCCGGCGGGTGCATCCGCTGCCACACCATTGGCTGTTCCGTTCTGAGAAATCACCAGACCGTTTGCATTGTCATAGTAGAGGAAATTGGTCGCCGTCTTTGCTGCCTTATCAGAGTCACCCTTTGCAGTATCCGCGACATTCTTCAAAGCCGCTGCCGTCGCGGCAGTTGAGTCACCAATCACCAGCTTGGCGGCATCGTCCAGGGCAATCTGCAGACCCCATGTGTTTGTTTTGGAGTCCTTTACAAACCGCAGAAAGTTTGCATCGTTTCCGATGCTCACAGTACCGTCTGAATGCAGCATAAAACCGGCTGTTGTGCTCGTAGCTGTATCATGACCCACTGTGTAGACCTTGTCAGAATCGATGATGATATTCCCAAACTTGCCTTTTGTGGACTCTATGGAGCCGTCCAGATTGACCTTGAAATAGTTATTCGCAGATATTACACCGTTGATATCAATGTTACTGGAATTTACAGTCAACTTACTGGCATCAATCTTTGTGCCCTCAGACGACAGATTAATCGCATTTATGATATCCCCATCAATGACCGCTGCTATAATCTCCCCGTTCAGGGCCTGCAGGATCGTCTGAGCTTTTGACTCAGTCGGCGTCTTTGTCCAGTCCTTTGCGTTATACGATCCGGTCAGTCTGGTAGTTGTACAATACAGCAGTTCATCGTTTTCTGAGCTTCCGGTAATCCACATATCGCCCTTGTCATATGGCGGTAGAGGCTGTGTGGTAAAGATGCGCCGTTTCTGGTCGGCGGTGTCCTGAGCCTTTGCGGCATCAGCAAGGGCCTTTGTGATATTGGCATCCTCAATATGGGTCCACTTATATGCTCTTGTTCCGGAGTCATATTCAAACCGAAAAGCGCCCTCTGCGCCCGCTGTCGTGTTATAAAAAAGATCCCCAACATGAACAGGCTTTTCTTTTGCATCCCAATCAACAGCCGGGATGTTCTGCAGCGTCGGCACATAAGCGTAGAACCACAGTTCGACTTTTCCGTCTAACTGTTCCTGCATGTCTTCTATCGTTGGCTTATACGTAGCGCTGACAAAAAGGTCGAGGTTTTCGTCAGAAGTATATTTGTTGTATTCCTGCCACTGACCGCCGACATATGTAAAGATACCCTGTTGCGGTCCTTTGAACCAAATGTCTTTCTCCTGCGCTCCTGTTGGCGTTGCAGTGCCTACAAATACCTGTGCTTTACCGTCAACCTTGTCAATCAGCGCATCAGGGACCGTGATCTCTTCCCATCCGCCTCCGGACCATCTCCACTGTGTACCATCATCGGTATCGTGCCAGATATCGCCCAGATGCTCAAAGGCCTCCCGGAGGAAGTCGGTCGTAATCTCCTTGCCGTCTGTGTCAAGGATTCCCTCTCCTGTCTGATCCAGCAAAGGAACATCTGCGTCCCTGGCTACCCATGCAACAGACGGATCGTTCGACTGATACCAGGTTTCGATTTTCCGATCGAGCTGATTATTGATCTCTTTGACGGTGTCCGCATACTCTCCGGTTAAAAAGCGTTCTATGGCGCTGTCATCGGTATAGTAGTCTTTTTTCTGCCAGTCAGATTCAAGGAAAGCTGTTCCGGAATCCTTCACACAGACCTTTACGACTGTCCCCGTATACCAGAGGTCGCCGACGGCATAGGGCGGGACAGGTTCCGTGATGAAAATCTGAGCCTTACCGTCAACAGTGTCGATAAACTCCTGTGGGATCTGATAGGTCACATCCTGCCAGCCACCAGCGGTAAAAACTTTTTGCTCCCGGGTCTCCGGATGCACCCAGATATCTCCAAGATGCTCGTAAACGTCAATCAGCCAATCCGTGGTAATTTCCGCGCCGTTGGTATCCAGTATCGGTTCTGCTGCCGTATCTCTCAGCAGGTCAGTCTCCTTGCCAGTCCATCCGGTTGACGGATCCGTGGTCTGATACCAGGTTTCTGATTTTCCGTCCAGCTGGTTGTGCAGCGCTGTGACGGTGTCGGCGTAATCACCATCGAGGAAAGCTTCGAGAGCGCTGTCGTCTGTGTATGTCTCTTTCTTCTGCCAGTCAGATGCCGCGAATCCAGAAGCCCTGTCTTTCACACAGACCTTGATAATCTCACCCGTAAACCAGATGTCGTTTTTGTAATACGGTCCAGTTGGTTCAGTGGCGAAAATCTGCGCCTTGCTGTCAATGGTATCAAATACAGTCAACGGTATGCTTTGGCTCTGCCAGCTGTCCCCGTCCCAGAAGAAAGACTCCTGAGTGGTAGTGTTATACCAGAGATCGCCGTAATGGAGAGCGGGATCATCCCAGTCAAGTGACGGGTCAGTCGCCTGATGCCAGGTTTCCGCCTTTCCATCTGCCTGTTCTTTCAGGGCCTCGATTGTCGGCGCGTATGTATCGGACAGCCACGCCTCAAACTCCTCCCGGCCTGTGTATCTGCTTGCCAGCACCCAGTCAGTTGCCACATAGTCGCCTGACTCTCGCGCCGTCTTACATCTGAGTATGTCCCCGGTCTCACCCTGAACCCACAGATCGTTGACAGCATAAGGCGGAGTCGGCTGTGTGCCGAAAATCTGTCTCTTACTGTTGACCTCTGACCATAAGCTGTCAGGAACATCCATCGGCTCCCAGTTGCCATTGTGATATCTCCATTCGGTATTGTCCGTGGTCCGGTGCCACAGGTCGCCCTCGTGCAGCACTTTGATATACTCATAGTCTGCTGTGATCTGTTCGCCGTCCGTGTCCAGCACGTCATTTCCTGCCGTATCCTGCAGCGGATCTGTTTTAACAGTCGCCCAGGACAGCGCCGGGTCAGTGGCCTGTCTGTATGTTTCAATCTTATTGTCAATCTGTACCTGCAGATCGTCAGTGATTGCCGACATGTCGTTTTTGAGCGCTTCCAGTTCGGCGTCGTCAATGTATTTGTTACACTTCCGCCAATCAGTAGCCGCAAAAGCACTGCCGGAATCTTTGATGCATGTCAGTATGTCCGCGGACCCTACTTCCGTACTGTCAAACCACAGATCGCCTTTTTTGTATGGTGGAGTGGGTTGCGTGATGAAAATCTGTGCTTTCCGTCCGAGGCTCTGTGCAATCTCAGCCGTGGGCGCTGCGCTCATTTCCTGCCATGCGGATCCATCCCAGTAATACAGCTTATCTCCGTCATACCAGATATCACCCGTATGGTCCTGAGTCGTGTCCCATGTAGTAGACGGGTCTGTAGCCTGAGGCCAGGTTTCTATCCTGTCGTTGATATCCTGCTGCAGGCCTGAGATTGTCTGATTGTAGTTGGTAACAAAGTCCTCAAAATTCGCCTGAGAGTTATAGGCGTCTTTGCGAACAAAGTCATTCGTGGCATAAGATCCGGTCGCCTTCGGATTCACACAGACAAGGATTTCGGTGCCAGTAAAATAGATGTCCCCTTCATCATAGGGCGGTTCCGGCTGGACCGTGAAAACGCGCCTCTTTCCGTCAGCTGTATCCTTTGCCTCGGAAGCAAGGGCCAGCGCCTGAGCGGCTACAGTGTCCGTGATAAGGGTCCATTCCCACACGCCATTGTTCTGGAAAAATCTATAGCTGTTTCCGGTGCTCTTGTCGTAAAACAGATCGCCCTCGTGCTCTTCCTTGAGTGCCTGCGTGGTCCAGTTGCTGGCGGGAAGGTTCTGGAGAGTAGGCGCGTAATCCTCAAAGTAGGTGTCGTACTGTCCGTCAAGCTGGTTCTCAATCAGTGTCACCCTGTTGTCATTCTGCGCGATGTACTCAGCAAGCGCCTGATCCGCGTCAGACATGTACTCAACAATGGTCTTGCCGCCTATCTCCGTGCCACCGCCCAGGCTTATCTCACCAGTGTCCAAATTGATCCAGTTTTTCCCCAACTTGTCAGCCAGGATGCCGAAAACACCCATACTGGCATTCATCCCGTTTGCCGTGATGCCTGTTGTCCAGTCCCAGTCCCGTCCATCAGCCGTCCGGGTCTTACTGATACAGATGCCCTGCGTGCCTATACCCAGGGCGCCATAGAGTGGGCTGTCAGGGTCCAAATCCTCAAACAGGATCGCCATTGTGTTGACTCTGTCGGCTACACTGTTCTGGATCCGGAGCCGTGTCTGAGCGCCGTCAAGGAAGCCCTGGACCTTTTCGGCTATGATGCTGCCATCCTCGCGGACAGCATTGGATATGCGATTGATCGCACCGTTTATCGTCCGGATATAATCGTATTTGTAATCACCAAGGACAATGTGTGTCACCTTACCCCGTACACAGTCCCATGTGATGGATACCACTCGCGCAGTGGTGGTAATATCGAGCTTGCTGTGTCTGCATCTGATCGTGTCGCCCAGGCGCACAACTTCCAGATTTGCGTAGTCCCGATACCAGGTTGTGATGATCTGCAGGTCGTTTGTGTCATGCACATCAGCCCCGGTGGAGTCCTTCAGCGCATCCTCGTATCGGCTTGCCATATCCAGCACAGCGAGCATATCAATGTCAATGGTGACTTTAGGTGCATCAATCCCTGTTGCGAAATCGGCCTCTGCAGCTGCCCGGAGTGCAGCGTCAAGCTCTGCCTGATTGGCACATGAGATGACATCTTCATCGCTCCCGGCGTCCTGCGCCATCCGGATGTTTTCATATCGGACCTCGCGAGTGTAGACCTTTGCGAACTTATCCACGTTCGGGCTGTCCACCCATGGCGTTTTACCGCTCATCATGTAGCCGTTATACGCAATGGGAACAATTCTGGTCACGATCTCAGCAGTATCCACCGCATAGACCACACCGGCGATATTTCTCCCATACCGCGCCTCTACACCATAATCGCCACCGACTCTGTCATTGATGATGACTTTGTAGTTATCATAGAGGATTTCTCCGCCCCACCGCTCAATAAAAGTAGGTGAGGCGCTGCCGTTGATTGCATCCATTAGGTTGCGCCGGACAAAGTATGCAGTGGCTATGGTGCCGATGTTACTCTCTCCACTGTACGGAGTCCCCGCGCACATGATGTTAAGGGCCTGCTGCCCGGTCTTGCCCGTTGGCCTGCAGTCAAGCAAAAAGGCATCATTCGCGGAATCAAAAAAGACAGGGTAAGCAGTGGCTGATACACTGCTCTCTGTCTTTTCTACTTTCGCCACTCTGTACAGCTGTTTATCTTTCTGCCAGGTATCGACTTTGAGAACTGCCTCCTCCGTCAGATACTTCCACCGGCCTTCCTGATCAATTGGAATCGTTACATCCAGCACCCACGAACCGCCCAGGTTGGCGGTCAGGCCACAGTTGTAACAGAACAGTGTCGCGTCCCCGTTGGATGTGAAATTCTCATTTCCCGGTATGTATACCTGAACCATTTATAAACACCTCCAATACGGGGTAATGCGGCATGTAAAGCCTGAACTGATTGAGAGACTGTTGGCTCCCGGCTTCAGCCAAAGATCCTCATAGTCTCCTGTCACCGTTGTGTTGACCCAGTTTCCAGCAGAAGTGGCGATCATGCGCTCCGTATCGATCACGATTGACCGGCTGACCGTCATGACCATCTTTTTGCCATTGACTGTCAGAGTGCAGGAGCCTGTCCCGCTGATGGAATAAGTGGGCTTACACAACGAATAATCGTTATACACAGTTGAGGAAAGATTTATCTGTGTATCACCGCTGTCGAGATACTGATAGCCCTCACAGTAAAAAGTTGCTGTCACCTCTCCGATCCGGCGCGTCACCCTTTCCGTAGAAGTGATCACCACATTCCGCACTCTGTAGTGGTAGCCAGGGTCATCGGAAAAAGATAAGTTTCCGTTATCCCCGCTCAGCAGCCATGCCTTGACCGCCCGGTAAATTCCCGCCCATCTGTCCGGGTTCCGATCGGAGAAAGAAAAGGTGATCGGGATCGCGATATCCGTAAAGGTCCGGTCAGCATCATAAAATCCGCTATCCCTGCCTGCAATCCTTGTTACCGCCACATCCCGCACGGGAGCGGGGACGGACGGGCGCGTCTTAGCGTGACATCCAACTGACTGATCCGTCACGCCTGAATATGTAACTGTGTAACTCATACCATCCCCCCTCTCGCTAACATCTGATTACGGCTTGCCTGTCCCATGCCATCGAGGGCAGTGGAAACGATATAGCCCTTGAATTCTCGATTGCCTATCATCACGGTTACATTCGGTGCCTGCGGATTCGTCAGGCTTTCCGCCAGTGCGGACATATTCGCAGCCATTCCCATCATGGAGCGGAGCGCGCCGGTCAGGTCAGCTGTCTGTACCTGCGCATCCATGATCCGTTGCATCTGCGTCATTCCAGCAAAATTGACGGAGCTGACCAAATCTGTGGTGTAGGTACCGGACAGCTCATCCTTTGCTGCGAGCATAGCTTTGCGAGCTGACTCCCTGGCCGCATCCTCTGCATGCCCGGACATAAAACCGAGTGCAAGACCTTCATCAGAGAATTCGCCGACCTTCATGAATTCCTTGGAAGGCGATGCCACACCTAATTCATTCTTTGCCGCGATCAAAGCATTTCTTGCCACTGTAATGGCTGCACTGACCGCCAGCCCCTCACCGTTATAGATACCTCTGGCCAGACCGTCGACCATGTTAAAGCCTGCCCAGTCCCAGTCATTACGATACTGCTCGACATTGTCCTTTGTCGTCCGTCCGACATAGTCCGCAGCGTTGAGCGCCTCTCCTGATCCGCGCCAGATGGCATCAGCATATGCGGAAATGGCATTTTCTCCGGCATACCTGATATCTTCAGTAGCATCACCAAACCGGCTCTTGACATCCGTCATGGCATCGCCTGCCGCGTTCGTTGCTTCACCCTGCGCAGATGATAGCCCCGACGCATATCCGGACATGGCACTGTTTCCGGCGTTCTTTATGTCATCGACAGCGCCCTCCATCTCATTTTTGATTTCCTCGACAATTTTTTTTCCGGAATCAACAGGGATGTTTTTCTTTTCGTTCATACCTGCGGAGAGTCGCAGGGAAGCCACGCGACCGGCTTTGACGAAATTCTCCGCGGCCTTTTCTGTTGCAGTGTTGGCGGCCTCCGTCACGGTCTGCGCTGCGGAGGTGACGTCGTTCTTTTTAGATTCGAGACCTTTGGCCTGCTGTTCGCCTGCCTGTTCACCGGCCTGCTCGAACTGTTCAGCGCTCTCGGATGCGGCACCAGCGGCCTCTTCGGCGTTTTTCTGAACAGTAGCTTTAAATTCTTCCACGGATACGGCATAACCATTATTCGTTGCTTCGGCAAGCTGTTTTCCAGCAGTAGTCATAGCAACGACGCCCTCAGCTATGATTCCCTCGTCAGCCAGGTTCTCCGTGTACATCCGGGCGGTCTCTTTCGCCTGCTCAGATAGCTGACCTGATTCTTCGTCAATCCCCTGACACAGCAGCTCAACAGTTTCCTTTGATTTCTCATACCCCTGCTGAGCAAGCATGTCGTACATTTCCTGCGTGAAGTCTTTGCCGATGCGGCTAGCAAGGTAATTCATTTGCTCGCCCCATTTTTCGACTTCAGCTTTATGTTCCTGCATGCTCTGCATCCAGTTGTCGAGGGACTTGTTGCCCTCTTCGTCAGTCAGGGCAATGGCATTGACGTAGCCGGTCAGATTTTCCGAAAGGGACTTGAAAAGGGCATCAGATTCTTTTTGGAACTCTTCGAATTTATCGATATTTGTCTCCACCCAACTGAGCAACTCTTCCGTGTTGCCCAATTCGGCCTGAGCCTGAGCAAAAGCATCTATTTTGTTTTGTGTATCGCCATACTCTTTGGCAGCTTCTGCTATCTTTTCATTCAGCTTTTCCTGCTTTTTTGCAGCTTCTTCGGTAGATTCACCAGCAGCATCAGCCGCGGCTGCCTCATTTTCCAGTGCAGTCTTTCCTTCTTCGAGGGTCGTGTTATTTTGCCCAACGGCTTCACCCAGCTTCTGGAACTGGTCCTTGTTCTTTTCCAGCTCAGTGGCTGTTGTCTCCAGTTCACCCCGTGCGACTTCCAGAGTGCCATTACACTCTTCGACAGCGTCTTTGGCATCGCGCACGGCCTCAGCGGCCTTGCCGTATCCGCCATAGAAAACGCCATCGTCAGCCATCTGCTGCCATGATTCGTAGGCTGTACTGTTTTCCTTGTTGAATTCCTTGATAGCTTCGTTCAGCGCTGACTCAGCCTTGTATGCATTAACCTGAGCATCCGCCCATGTTTCATACAGTTCCTGCACAGCGCTCTGCAAAGCATCCTGCAGGGCTACGGCCTTGGCGTTGTCCATCCAGATCGACAGCTGATCATTGGACAGGTCCAATTCCCCGGTCAGCTCATTCCATGCGCCAGCCAGCTCGGGGACCGTATCCTTCAAGTCGTTTATGATCGTGGTTATCTGCAGCTTGGTAAACTCATCAGTGACCTTAACAACGTTCTTTGTCTCATCCGCCACCTGCTCCATGGAACCTGTGATGGTGGACACATCGAACTCGGTCACAGAATCGCTCAAGGCGGTCTTAAAAGACTCTACCTGTCCGGAAGCCTCGTTGAATACCGTGATGATTGCGTCCGTACCATCTTTGGCATTCTGCGAGTCAATGGTAACAGTTCCGGTTTCCTCGATGTTCTGTTGGAACGTGTCAACAGGATTCCCTGCTTCATCGAAGATCTGTACGACAGCAGAAACACCACGCTGGACCTCTTCCGTATTGATCCCGTCAGCAGCAAACTCTTTCAGTCGATCCTCGACCGTGATGACCTTTTCCTCGATATGACCGATGTACTCAGTCGCAGTGTCAATCCCGCTGGTGATACCGTCCGTGTGAAATTTGATTTCTCCGGAGTCGTCCATCGTTGTTTTGAAATTCAGGACGCTTTCTCCGGAGTCGTCAAAGGCATTTATGACAACCTTGGAACCCTCTTCCACGCCGTCAGCCTTGAAAACCGCCTTTCCGGCAGCGTCCAGTGTGGTTTCGTACTCACCAATCTTTTTTCCAGTGTCATCAAAGTAGGTTGCAACAGCCCGGGTCCCATCGTGAATTTTATCCGTCTGCATCCCCTTGGAGCCAAACGCAGCGAGGATATCATCCGTACTGTTGATGGATTCTGTCAGAGGTTCAAAGCCCTGCTCGACTACTCTACCCGTGGCGTCAACGATCTGGTATTCACCATCTCCAAGGTCAATCTTATTGAACTGCGAGCAACTATCCAGCACGCCGCCGATCATCTTCTCAGCAGTTTCCAGCTTGCCAACTTCCAGATCTGCATTATCTACAGTGTCTCTGGCATGCTGTATGGATTTTTCTACAGCCTCATTGGAGGTATTAATGGAGTCGATAAAAGACTCCAATTCGGTCTTTTGCGGATTAATCAGGCCCGTGATCCCATTGATAAAGTCCGTGGCAAGCTCGACAGCCCCCTGCAGTGGTCCCGAAAAATAGTTGTACAGAGCGACACCCAGACCCTCAAGGGCTGAGTTAAGCAGTGTCAACTTACCCTGCAGATTATCCTGCATAAGTTCCGCCATACGTCCGGCGGCTCCCGCGCTGTTATCAATGGCTGACGTCAGCTTCTCAACATCTGCCGGGGCGGCGTTGATAATTGCCAGCCATCCGGACATTGCATTCTTGCCAAAAATTGCGGCAGCAGCTGCGGCCTGCTCGTTCTCTGACAAACCACCCAGACGATCACGCAGATGTGCAATCAAATCGCGGAAGGTGAGCATGCTGCCGTCAGAGTCCGTAACAGCAATTTTATATCGCGTCATAGCCGTTGCGGCCTGTTCGCTGGGTTTCACGAGGTTCGTAAGACCAGCTCTGATAGATGTACCTGCCTGACTGGCCTTGATACCTGCGTTAGCCATCAGACCGATTGCCAGCGAGGTATCTTCCATGGTGTAGCCCAACGCACCAGCCACAGGTGCGGCATACTTAAAGGTTTCGCCCATCATGCCGACGTTCGTGTTGGCGTTGGACGATGCTGCAGCCATGATGTCCGCAAGTTTACCAGCATCGCCCGCTGATTTACCGAAAGCGGTCAGTGCGTCTGTTACAATATCTGAGGTTGTACCTAAGTTCTCGCCTGAAGCAGCAGCAAGAGACATAATGCCTTCGATGCCACCGAGCATGTCCTCGGTTTTCCATCCGGCCATTGCCATGTATTCCATTGCTTCTCCTGCTTCAGAAGCAGTGAACTTAGTTACTCGTCCCATTTCGGCAGCTTTTCCCGCCAGTCTCTCAGCATCTGCCGCACTCGCGCCGGATATCGCCTGCACCTTGCTCATCTGAGCTTCAAAACTGCTGCCGACGTCTACAATGTATTTTGCGGCGTCCACGGCCTTTTGCCCGAGGTTCATCAGGGCGTCACCAGCCATGTCGATGATCTTGTTCTTGACCATGTCGCCGATGGATATGGACAGCTTGCCGGATTCTGTGGCGGCCTCCCCGGCTTTTCCAGCAAAATCTTTCATCTCATCGCCAGCGCGATCCGTGGCGTCCCTTGCCTGCTCCATATCTGTTTTGTTCTGTTGGAGCTCTTTATCACAATTCTCGATCTCTCGAGTCGCTGTATTTACTTCTTTGTGCCAGGAATTGACACGGGTCTCGGCTGTGCCCACATTGGCGGCCTGCTTGGCAACTGCCTCGCGCAGCTTGTCAACCTGATCAGCCTGCTTTCTGTATTCCTCCGTGCCTTCCTTGCCTTCATCGCGCATTTTCTGTTCGGCCTCTTTGGCCTTGTCCAGCGAATCGCGCAATTCTTCAAGCTTTTTCGCCTGTCTCTGGTATGCTTCCTCAGCATTCTGTAAGCCCGTCTTAGCAGCATCCAACTGTTTGACATAGGCTTCCTGTTTCTTTGCAAGCTCTTCCTGCTTGCGCTTATAATCATCAATCGTCCCCTGGCCATCCTTCATTTTCTTGTCGAGATCGCCCAGGGACTCCTTGTAGAGTTTTACCTCATCCTTACACGCTTTTAGCGCGTCTTTGAATTCTTTTTCTCCGTCGAGGGCAAGCACCAGCCCAATTTTTTTCGAAGCCATCGGAAGATGCCCCCTTTCTTACACAAAAAAGGGGAGAGATAAAGATACAGTATCCCTATCTCTCCCCGTAACACCGCAAATATGTAATCAAGGCAGGTCGTCTATACTCGCTACCTTTGGTTTGGGCATCTGCCCGTGATAATCGAGATATTCTTCCCAGAGCGTAAAAAATTCCCTGGGAGACATGTAAAGCATTTCCCGCTTAGTCTGATGCATCTCAGTCATGCCAACCATGACATACCTTGCAACATTCAGCGGCTCAAGGCTTACTTGACTTTTTTTTTATGGTCTTCCGGCTCTTCGTCGTCTTCCACGGAGCCGCCAGAGTAGCAGTCTTTCCAGGATTCGACGATCCCACGCGCATACTCGGCAACATTCTGCATGTCAACGAGGTATCCGATCTGCTCCCGGGTGTATTTCTTCAGATCGGACTTGCCTTCAATGAATTTCTGTCGGTCAACTTCGTTATTCAGGAGCCAAAACAGCAAGTCAAGGACAGGCTTGGCTTGATGGAAAGAATATTTATGTCCGTCCTTTTCACCATCCCAATACATCGCCTCGATAGCATAAAAGGGATGCCCGCCATATTCCTCCTGAATCTTCTCGATCACGCCGAAATCCCAAAAAAGCCTACGCTCGACGCCATCAAAAACGATTGTGGCGCCGAGCGGCTGTAAATCACTCATCAGGCGATGCCAGCCTTGCCATCAAGCCATGTCTTAGCAGCGGCAAAAGTGGTAAACTCCTGACGCTCTTTCCAGTTGCCATCACTCGGGATCAGGATCTCACCTTCGAGCGTGACGTGGTTAAAGGTAACATTTTCCTGCTTGGTGCTGTTGTCGTCGTTGGGCTCATGGAACTGTACCTTGCGGTACCATTTCGCAACCCATTTGTTACCGGACCGTCCGATCGCACCGGAACCAACATACGGAGCGACATCATCCACGTTGTAAGTGATCGTGTTATCGGATGCACCAGTGGCCTTGCTGTGCCCGAGCAGCATGGTGTAGATGTCGTCCTCGTCGTTGTTCAGTTCGACAGACAGCGTGCCGCCGGTCATGGTGTTGTCGGTGTCCACGACTCTGTCATCGCCGTAGTCCTTCCCATTGCTGGACGTCATCGAAGCGTTGAAACCTGCAACAGGGGATATGTTCTTCCCACCGGCATATGTGATGGTGCCGTCTGTCGCTTCAGTGGCAGTCGCAAAAACAGCATATCTAATACCTTTCTTTGCCATTTTTATTCCTCCAATTCATATCCGTTCTCAATATCACATTCAAAAACCAGATGACGCGTCCTGTCAGCCAGGTCCGAGGCGTCTACCACCTCCGGAGGCGTAAAGCCTGCTGCAATCAGTGCTTTCCGGATCCGCCGCTTCATATCCGCGTAAGATTTTTCTAACGGACAGAAATAATGGATCTGCATATAGGCAACATAGGCCTGCGGCACATCGTCGCCCATGTCCCCCACAGCGTCATCCGCATAATTGAACGTGAAATACTCTTTTTTAGTTCCTTCGTATAAGTTTTCAGCCACCGGCAGGCCAAAAGGCTTCAGGGCGGCTATGATGATCTTATTCACATTGTCAGCCACTCAATCACCTCGCTATCCGGTCGACTTCATCTGAGATAACCTTTTCCATGGCTGCAGTGCATTTCGCCTCCGCGGCATTGACTGCGGCCTGCCTCCATGGTGCTGGCTCGTTCTTCTGGCGTCCGTTCAGGGTAGTGCCGTATTCCAGATAAGCTGCCCTGGCTGCGTAGCTATGCCCTTTCGAATCTACACCGACGGGTTTTACCACGACGAAATTACCATATGCGTTTTTCTTTGGCTTAGTTGCCACAAATGAGCGAGCAAGATTGCCAGTGGCCTTGCTGCTCGTGACTCTCTGAACTGCCTTTTTTGATTCCTCTACCAGATACGGCGCGGCGGTTTCGAGAGCCTTTGTGGCAAAATACTGTGGTTGATCCAGCTCCTCAAAAAGCCTGTCGACATCCTCAAATCCGTTAATCGTCGCTTTCATGGCCCGTCCCCTCCTGCTCCCGGAGTTCCGCCCATATCTCGGTCCAGTCTCCGTCATCATGGTAGGTGTTGACATAGGTTATGTCGTACTGCTTGCCGCGGTACACGACAGTCATGCCGGTTTTGATCTCGATGCTTGACGCACGCACCAAAAAGCGCTTTTTCTTGTCGCTCAGCTCCGTGCCGGACTTTATCAGCTCCGTGCCGGAAACGGCGGAAACCCGCGCCCAGCAGCTCCGGATGTGCATCGTTACTTTGACGCGATGCCCCTCATCGTCGTAATCCTCACCGGTGTATTCCCTGATGATCTCGATTTTTTTGTTAAGCTCCCCGGGATCGATGTACATGTGATCACCGTCCCTTCGTCAGACAAAATTTGTCCGATGGCGGAAGAGGATACTGTCAACCACCCTGTTGACATTGGCCTTGTCGACATACATCGCCCTGGTGTCGTACATATCCTGCATCAGCACCATAAAGGCAACATACAGATCCTCATGTTCGTCCAGATCGTCCTCGGACATGCCAGTATAGTCGAGGATGTACTGTTTTGCGGCCTTCATCATCGGTTTGATGAGCGGCTCCTGAGCCTCATCAAGCCTCAGGTACTCCAGTACATCCTCTTCTTTGATGCGGTTTACGGTCATCAGGCCTTCACCGCCTTCTTTTTCGGCTTCTCAGCAGGCTCTTTCGTGGCCTCTTTGGTCTCCTTGACCTCTTCCACATATCCGGCCTTGAGCAGGTCGGCAAGGACCACTTTGTCAGTAATCTCACCAACCTGCCCGACACTCATAGAGACCGCCGGGCCGCCGAAACCAACTTTAGCTCTTACCTTCATGCGGCCCACCTCCTGGATCATGCAGACATCACAAGGGCTGCGAGCTTCTGAGCGTTCTCGACTTTGGCATCACACTCCATGTAACCGACAACTCCGATCGCGTGCTCAGTGGCATATTTTTCCCTCAGAATCTCAATATTGATATCCTCGGAGATCTTCAGCGCAAGGCCAGAGAAATCACCGTAATAAATAGCCTTTGCACCAGAGGCAATAGCCGGCATGTTGTCAGAGATATAAACCGGCTTGCCAAGCAGCAGGTTAGCGTTCAGGCCATTGGAGAAATCTTTCTCCAGGATATAATTGCCCTGACCGTCTTTGAGTTTCTTGATCACGTTTCTGGTGGACGGGCTCATGATCCAGCAGGCGTTAGCCTGGAAGGCATCTTTGATGGAATCCTGCAGATCAATCAGCTTATCAGTAGTAATAGCCGAAGTGGAACCTGCGCTAACAGTCTGAGTGATGCCGGACAGGCCAGCAATCTTATTGTTGGTTCCGATCAGCAGTTCTTTTTCGAGCCATCTGGCGATGTTCTCAGCCATATGGTCAACAACGAAGCTGACAATATCAAACTGGGAATTGTTGATCAGGGACTTGGAGATCTTGGTCAGCACGCCAGACAGGAAGCCCTGCAGGGTGATGTTGTCGAACACGCCGCGGGTGGATTCCAGCTCAGAGAACTCATCGGCGTATGCCATGGTGATGTCCGGAGTGCTGCCCTCGACAGCTGCAGGATAAAACGGAATCGTTAAAGTCCCCTTGATGTTGTACCTGGTTGCCATCCGGGCAATCGGGCAGATATCGTAAACTTTGGTGATGATCTTATTGGCGATCGTGGTGGGGATCGTTACCTGACCGTCAGCTTTCGCGAGGTTGGCTCTTTCCTCGGACACCACGCCGCGGATCAGATCCTCGAATGCCCTTTCCTCTGCAAGGGCTCTCTCTTCGGTAGTCATATCTTTCTTCTTCTCCTCCGGTTTCTTTTCGGACTCGGCAGGTTTCAGGGCAAGATCCCTTGCTCTTTCCTCAGCTTCGATCGTGTTTTTCAGGTTGCGGGCGCGAGCTTCCAGGGCGTCGAATTCCTTCTGTTCTTCCTCTGTAAAAGCTCTCTCTTCGCCGGTGTCGGTTACGGCCTTGCTGGTGATGTCTTCCATCTTTTCAAGGCAATCATTAAGCTGCTCGGTGAAAAATTTGATTCTTTTCTCATTCATGGCTTATGCCCCTTTCTTAAAAATTTGCATAAAAATAGCAGGCTGTTTATGCCTGCTTGTGTCTCAAACTCTCGATCCGATCAAGGTAATCGGCGTGAGCTCTTTTTTCTTTGTTGTCGTCCGGATCCTCTTCAGGGTCCTTGTCATCCGGATCATCATCCGGTTCGTCCGGTTCATCCGGATCCGTTTTATCCTCGAATTCCAGTTCATCGTCATCCGCCCGGTATTCGATGGACTCTTCTTCTCCTGCCCGGATTTCGATTGACGTAGAACTGTAGACAGGGACTTTGTGCATGACAAGAGTTATTTCGTCCATGTCAAAGTCCGTAATCCGCCGGATCGGTAAACCATCGGCGCGTTCCTCGATGGTGTCGCGAGGATTCTTAATATTAAAGCTCCATCCACGGAGCAGGCGCTTTTTCGCGCCTTCAATGACCTCCGGATCCGTAACAACGGATTTAGCCCGCGGTCCTATGGCATCCTCATGCACAGTCAGCGTGTTTGCCCTGGTTTCCGCCAGGACTCTCCCAGGATCATGGTCGAGGAGCATCCTGATATTTCCTGCGCGATCAATGGCTCGCTGGAAAGCTCCCTGCTCGATGATTTCAATTACCCGGCCCCGAGGCGTTACCACAGGACGGCTCTGTCTGCCCGGCACGTTGACATATCCGGAGATGTGCAGACCGTCAGCTCTTAACTCAGCTTTCATTTCCCTCACCCCCTTCCCATTCTCTAAACCATTTCTCTATCAGATTAAGAAAAACCTGCTTGTTTGGCCTGGTATCGTCCGCGTTTATCCTGTCGATACAGGTTTGTTTCGGCGTGTCCATAACCATCAGATCGGCGTTCAACATCCGCTGCCATTCCGCCAGGACTGTTTTGTCCGTCTCAGTTGTCAAGATAAAGCACTTCCCGGGCGCGCTTTTTGCCTGAATAGCTTTGTAAATGCTGTCTCTAACAATCGTGATCATTGGGACGATGTCAGAAGCGTTGCCGTGAAAGTCGTCATTGCCCAAAAGAGCACACTTGATAGCATCCAGGTCAACAATGGTATCCCCGTCTGTCATCTGTCCCTTTGCCAGTGTGGTCTTACCGGATCCAGGCGCGCCGGTTATAATGAGGTTCTTTCCATCATAGGCCCTGCCCTCGTCAGTCTCCGGTGGTGTAGGCTCTTGCTGTGGCTCTGGCTCGCCGTTCCCAGTCTGCTCAAGCTGCGTCTGTGGCTTTTCCAAATTCGCGCTCATATTGGTATTCGGCGTGTATACGTTGTTGGTCTTCGGATTATAGAGGACAGTGTTCAGTCCCAACTGGATCCAGTCTACACCCAGCGGTTCCATATCCTCTTTCTCCCTGACTTCATCGATCTGCAAGAAGTTCTTTTCAAGACCAATCTTGTAAGCCTCATAGCGTTCTTTGATCGAGCCTCTTGTCAGCTCTTTGGTGTCAAACTGCCAGTAAAGGGATTTCTTCTCTGTTTCCAGCAGTAAATCCCGGTTAAGGCTGCACTCAATGTCAGTCATGACCGCCACACATGCCCGAATGAATTGGTTCATGTCGTTTTCGGTCATACTGTTGCCCGTCTGACTCCCGCTGATCATACTGGCGGGAATTCCAAACAGCTTACAGATTTCCTGAGCATTGCTTTCTTTGTTCTCATTCATCTGCAGTTCGGCAGCAGTCGCGGAACTCTCGTGGAATTTGACGCCGCTATTGAGAATCACCACATTCTCATCACTCTCGCCATACAGTCTCCGAAAGCCTTCCTTAAGAGCGTCCATGGCCGGCTGCGTGAGTTGTTTCTCGGCTTCCAGAAATCCGCGCTTGGCGCCGCCCTTCTTGGCATTCGCGAGTTCGTACTTGAGTTCCGCATACGCCACCGATAAAACGAGGGGGTTATCCTCGATTATCGACCTTGATCTCATGCCGTCCCTAGTCTTCCGTAGGATCTTTATAAAATCCTTGACAGGGATTATCCGCCCCTGGACAGTAATCTTGTAGTCCTTCAGGATCGGATCAAAGTTTTCCTGATAAATGCAGATGTCTTCGTCCCGTACATAATGGATTGACAGAACCTTGTTGAACTGTCTCCGGATGTAAGCAAAACCACCCTTACCCATGTAATAGTCCTCGATCATAGCCCGCCAGAACATCTTGGCTGTCAGGGTGTCGCCGGTGTCGTCGTTCAGCAGCGTGACCCTCGGATCATTTTTTACGATCTCGATATCCCCGTTCCGCTTTCTTTTCAAGAGCTGGATCGGCAACCGGCTGATCGTGTCGCTGATGATGTTCAGACAGGCCTGCACGGTAGGCAGCTGCATTGCCTTTTCCCGTGTCATGCTTGTCGCGTCATCATCCAGCCCCAGCAGGGCCCGCAGGAGGGTATCGCCAGATATCTCCATCTGATCTGTCGTTACAGTATCTGCCCTGATCTCTATGTTTTTCTGTTTCTTCTTTTTCCCCATAGATCCTGCTACTAAAAACATATACATATGTGCATATGCTAGATGATTTGCCATAATCTCACGATTTATGGTTACTGCTTCAACGTGTATGCTTTGGCGATTGCAGGCAATACGCTACTCACAAGTTCTTGTACACTCCACAGTCGTAAATTCCCGGCTTAGCCACCGGTATATATCCGTATTGTCATATATGTGACTTTATACGAATCTCATCTATAGTAGACTCTCCTTTCATGTTTTTTTTTGTTTTTGCTACTTGGTTTTCGTAGACTTACACCATTACTCAAACACAACCATCCGGTTTCTACACCATAGTTAGCAGGGCTATTTCAAACTGCGCTGGTTTTTCCTGTGTTTCCAGTGGTTTTAAGTTACCAACTAATGCCTTGGATTTTAGACATCTTTGAGCATGCTCACTCACATTTGACGTTGTTTTTAGCTACTTAGTAGTTCTCCTATGCTGTTTGAATCACAAAACCGTCATCTCCAAAAATGATATCCTGCTGGAGCAGGTAGACAGCGTCTATTGTCGCCATGGTTGCATCCACTTTTCCCGGGCTGCGTTTTTTTGAAACGTAAGCACGAAGCCCGGTGTCATAAGTACATCTGGCGTTCTCGAAATTGGCCTCATAGACCTTATTGGCCTCGTATCTAAACTTTCTGTTCAGGATCGCCTCTTTCAGGAACTTCGTAGGCATGTGCAAAGTATCTGAGTGCTGCCGGACCTCGACAGTGTTATATTTCTCTTCCCACTTCTGAGCAGAGGAAAGGGCATTATATCTGTCGTATCCGATTGCCTGGATCGCCACGCCGTATTTGCTTTCGAGATCAAAGACATATTTTTCAATCACGCTATAGTCCACAGTCATGTCACCACAGGCTATACACTCACCGCGCTGTATCGCGAGCCGGTAATCGAACTTTTCAAAGCGTGACTTTTCGTCTATCCGGCCCTCAGGAATGAAAATCATCGGTTTCGCTATGATGTTCTCATCCTCATCCACTGCAGTCATCACGACAGAGCAGTTATCTGACGTCATAGCAAGGTCAACGCCCACATATACCACTCTGCCAGTCCACTCTATGTGCTCCGTCCTGCAGGCCTGCACCTGTTCGATCGAAACATAGGACTCTGTGCCGACGCCCTGATAGATGATGTTACAGTGCTTCGTGATAAAGTTCTCGCGAGCGGACTCAACCTCTATTGCTCTGTTCCGCTTCTTAATCAGATCGTCCCAGATTTCTTTTGAATTAAGCGCCACAGGATTCGCCTGCTTCAGTATCAGGTCATCCGTCGCCCAATTTCGCGTATCATCTGGCTCGTACAACAACGAAAAATAGGTTTCATCATCAACACTTCCATCCAGAATCTTTTTAGCGTACGCTACTTCATCCTCAAAGGGATTTTGGCTGGTAGGATATTTCGTTGAAATGATAAAACCTAGCTTATTAAGAATATTTAATTGTCCAGACCGCATGGCCTCGATCGGATATGGAGACGGAAGCGCCCCCACCTCATCCGCAACAAAGACATTTCCCAGTCGTCCATCCATGCGACTCGTAGAGTAGTTCAGTGGTGTATACTTGCTGTGGTTGACCGCAAACTCTATGTAGTCCCTCAGAATCTTAAACCGCTTCTGCCCGGCGTATTCGTACAACAGAGGCGACATCCGCAGCGTGTTGGCGATCGCGTCCTTCACCTCTCTCGACAGTGCCCCATCCGGAGCGACAGAGTAGAACTGAGAAAGTGGCGGCTCGATCAAAAACAGCAATATGATGATCGTTGCTACAGTATATGTTTTGAAATTTTTCCTGCATATTTCCAGCAGGATGGTTTCATATCGCCTGCGCTTCTGGTTGTCGCGCCTGACGACCGCCAGAGACGCCACATAGATAACCCATTGATACCCCTCTGAGCAATCATATACGCTTTCTCCAGCCTTCAGTCCCTTTGGCATGATCATAATCTTCAGTATGGCATCAATTTTCTTTACCACACTCCAGTCAATCATGTACTTTTCCGACTTATCAGCAACCAGGTCAAGAAAGTCCTGGCATTGTTTCACCACATAGACAGGCACCTCTGGCGCTCCGCTCGTGGCAAACCGCGCATAATCTATCGACGGATGATTTTTAACCACCAAACTCACCCGCCATTATTTTCAGGAGTGGATCGTCTCCTTCTTCGTCCCTGTCAGCAGCCAGCTCCTTCAGGATCCGGATCAATGTCTGTGCTGTTTGGTTCGCTGCAGTCGCCGTTTTGTTATACTCTCCGATCGCTGGATGCGTGTAGACATTCCCACGGCCCTTCACGTATTCTTTCGTGACAAGCATGCCATCCTCTTCTATGGTCTTTTCAAGCTCATTCAGGATATTGATCTGAACCAGATAGCGCTTGAACGTAGTCACAAACATAAAATTGCCCTGGGCACCGTAATGCTCCGCAATCTCGAGTATTTTCTGAGCCTGTTGTTCAAGCTCAGATGGCTTTTTCTTATTCTTCTCCATGCTAACCTCCTTTAGATCGGCAGTGCTATGGTTTCCAAAAATCGTTTGTTATGAATTCGGTGTAAAAATGAC